TGGCGAGACTGCCAAAGTTATTGTTATGCCAATGAGGATTTAGTTATGAGCATTAAAGAAACAACAAAAAAAGCGGCCATTGCAGCCCGTGACGCACTCAACATGGGCTGCTCTGTAAAAGCATCAAATGAAGTATTTAATGAAATTGCCGGATTTTATCTTAATCATTCAGGGAAAAGAGATTTCATAAAGCTACTGAATTTCTACGCCGACCCGGATAAACAATAAACAAAGCCCCTTACGGGGCTTTTCTTTTATCAAGGAAGATAGGCGTCATCCTCAAACCACGAAACGTAAGCATTGATATTTTGTGCCGCAGTATCCAGTGACGTAATGCGCAACAGATAGGTAGTATTAGGCGCCATGATGACCTGTTCACCAAGTTTTGCCTGTGAATTACCCTGCCCCTGGTTTGATGCGTTCCCTTCACTATACGTCGCCGCCACCGTCAGCTGCCCAATGCTTGTCACAGTAGAGCCAGTCAGAAGCTGCGCTGTTGCAGTATGCGGTGCAATATCATTTGGGTTATTAATCTCCGCAGCGGTGCCGCCAGTGGCTACAGCCCCACGGTAAATGGATGCTATGACACCTTTGCCGGTGTATCCGATGATGCGTTGGTTAAACACAACCTGTTTTGAGCCGGTAATAAAAATGCTGTCAAGGTTAGCCCCGCCAGCAACATCAGTAACGCGACGCGATGCAGTGAATAGCTTTCCCTGCTTATTGGCAAGCTCAGTATATGGCTGAGCGACAACCTGACTTGATGGCACTGAGGTGTCAGCTCGCCACACCAGGACTTTCAGGGATGCAACGCCAGCAGGAAGCTGTGACTTGATCACTTTCAGTCGCAGCGCCACGCCATAATAATTATTATTGTTAACGTCAACCCAGAAATCACCAGACGCGAACGGAGACACCATTACGGAAACAGAGCCGCTTGTTAATGGCTCATAGTCGCCAGAAGAGTTTAACGGCACAATCTGTGCCTGCAATGCAGTCCAGTCTGCTGACATGGTTTCGCTAAGCAAAACCTCTCCGTCAGCCGGAGTTGTGTTTATTTCGTACCTGACAGCCATGATAACCCCCAATAAAAAACCCGCTTGTTTGCGGGTTTATTTTACTTGGTTTTCTTCGCCTTTGGCTGCGATTCTTGCGGAGTTGCAACTTCCAGAATTTTCTCACTAACCGGGCGAAGTTTTGACTCAATGTGCGGAGTCGATTCGTCAATCACGTCGCCAATGGCAAGCTCCCGCAGCCGACCGTCTTTATCCTTGACGAAGATTCCGCTGGCAATAACTTCGTATTTAGCCATGATAAATACCTCTATTTTGATGTTGATTAATTATAACACATCAAATGTAGATGTGCTAAGATGGCAAAACCAAATCAGCAAGGATTACACCATGACTACAAGAAAAGAGCTGGCAATTAAAGCCAGAGAGCAGGGATTAAAGCAGTTTGTCTGCACTGAAATACCATGCGCAAAATGTGGTTGTGTCACCTTTTTTACTGCCGGTGGAGGAAGATGCAAGGATTGCTTGTATGAGTTCACCAGAGCCAAGCGCGCAACAAGTGAGGGGCAGGAAAGGGAGCGCATTAGCCGGAAAAAATCATATGATAAATATTACTCAAAGGAAGAAAACAGGAGAAGGAGGTCGCTTAATGGCTCCAAATATAGCAAAAGGATGAGAGAAGACCCTTTGAGGCGCGAGGCGTTCCTGGAGAAGAAAAGGAAGATTTATCGTAAATGGTATTACTCAAAAAATGGTAACGCAAAGGCACTGCAAAACGTAAAGCAATGGGCGACAGACAATCCACACCATAGGTTGCTGAGGAAGACTCTGGAAAGGATGGACGTCAAGATTGGCGCCATTCTTTCTGATTCAAGCGTTGATGAAGTTCTTGGTTACTCAAAGGATGAATTTATTAATCATATAGAGTCAACAATGGAGCCATGGATGAATTTTGATGATAGAAGTTCGTGGCATATTGATCACATTCTTCCTGTGAACTGGTTTGTTAAGAATGGACTTATACATCCAGAACTGGTTAATTGCCTGTACAACCTTAAAGCTGAACCCGCAGAGTACAATTTCAAAAAGAATAGCCGATGGCTAAGGGATGATATTACAGAGTGGGAGTGGTGCTATATGCTTCAATGGATGGTTTATGGCGAGATAAGGTATAAAGAAGGGGGCTAACGCCCCCTTTATCAATTACAACGCTGTTTGTGTTCCATACCCGTTGAAAACCTTTGATTTTCCTGAATAATCGCGCCGTATTTGCAAACCCATAGCAGCCCAGGTCAGGAAGTTAAAGTTAGCATGCGGCGTGGTACGCGGCTCTGCATAGGTAGATACCGGCTGAGCGACGCGAGGGCGGATATACAGCGCATTCTTCACATAGCCGACGAAATGGTTCCCGGTCAGCTTGAAGTTGGTGCCGATAGACGCGATGCGGCCAACGTTGCCGGTTTTGCCGAATGCGAGGATATAATCCTCAATGGTGCCGCCTTTGAAGCCTGCCGCGTTGGAGTACGGGCGGCTGAAGGAACGGCGAACAGACGGAGATACCCACAGAGTAACCGGCTCGAACACGTTCTGCGCATCCAGAACCGCCTGGAAATCCTGGTTGAAGAACTCAACGATTTCATCAGGAGTTGCGGTTTGCAGGTCGATGTTCAGCGCGCCAGTACCAGAGGTGCTCAGGTTAAGTTGCACGGTGTTCGGGTGGTTGGTGATGCCGTAAGCGGTATAAACGCCGTTCACGTTCAGGCTTGCATCGCCTACCAGCAGATAATCCGCCATGTCTGCACGCAGGTTGAAGGTGGTGCTCTCCTGGTCATCAATCAGCGGGTCGAAACCTTCAGATTGCATACCCAGCAGCTCACGCCACTCGCGGCCATAACCGGTTTTGAAGATCGGGATTACATCACCGCTGTAGGAATAGCGGGTTTTATCCAGGTCTTCTGGTTCCTGCCCGGAGATGGTGCGCACAACCTTACCAGCGTCGGAGGCCATGCGGCTAATTGCCACGGTCTTACCGATGTTGATGTTGGTCGCCAGCGTCATCAGGTCGGCCATCATGTCCATGCCGGACTCGTTGCGGAATACACGGGTGGTAACGTCGTCCACTTCGCGCCAGTAATCTTTCGTTACCAGTGCGGTAGCGTTCACGCCGTATTCTTTCGCCAGAGCGTTTTCACCATTGATGAAAACCTTGCGGTCAACGGTCAGGTGACGCCATTGCTCTTTAACCACCTGCGAGTTGGTGATTAAGCCTTTCGTAAAGATAATCTTTTCCATTGTTCGGCTCCTTACGCCGCAGGCATTGCAGCATTGCCAGCGCGACGAACTGCAACGAGTTCAGCGCCATCAGATGCTACGGTGTAGGCTTCATACGCATAGAACAGGATTTTATCACCTGTACCAGCTACTTTTAACGCGCCTGAGTCATTGCTTGCCAGCGGAGTACCTTTTACCAGCGCGGAGGATGCCGCAACCAGAGCGTGATACGTTACGCCAAATTCGCATTGCACTGCCATGCCGGTAGCATTTGCCGGTACAGCTTCGCTCACGTCACCGCCGCCAACATAGTTGTGTTGCAGGACGTAAGGGAAACCATGACCGCCAGCAGTCGCATGCGCGATGATTTTATCAGAGGAGTTGAAATCGACCAGCGCGCCCGGTTGCAGAGCGACGTTCATCAGCCCTTCGCGCAACTGCGGGTCATTTTTGCGGGCCGGGCCGCCGATGATGGTGCCATAACGGATAGTAGCCATTATTCAGGTGCCTCCATATCAAAATCTTCTTCGGCACGGTTCGGCTGGAACCCGCCGGAAATCGGAGCCGCTTTACTGGTGAGCGCATAGGTTTCACGCAGTGCTTCGCCAGTCAGCGCATTAACAGCAGATTCCGGCAACTTCAGCTCAGCCATAATGGCGGCGCGCATTGCGGTTTCTTCCTGTGCGGCATTGGCTTGCAGCTGGTCGCGCAGGGTTTTGTTTTGCGCCTCCACATCGGCCAGTTTCTGGTTGACTGCGGTCAACGATTCCTGAACCGGTTTGAGGGCATCGGCTAATGCAGCCTGTAATTCCTCGTTAGTCATTGAGATTTCCCCTTGAGTTGTTTTTACCGGCTCAAGCTCTGTCTTATAAACAGCCTTAACCCGTTCACCGACTAATTCTACCATATCCTCGCGGACGATGTAGGACTGCATATAAATGGTGCCGTCAATCTCAACGCCGAAGTAATTATCATAAACAGCGACGATATAGGGCCACGAGTCGGCTGGCATCTCTGCCTTGATGATATTGCGGAGCTGCTCAGTAATATCGGTGAATGACAGCTGATTGCCAGTCAGGCGATTGATGGCACGCTGCCACCATTTGATTTTGTTTGCACTTTCGTCGGTCATTGCCGATTCCTCAAGGTTGACTACAACGCGCTCAATGTCTTCGCCGTTAGCAGCAAAGATACCGACACCATCAGCAGGGCCGCCAGCTCCGGGAATCCCCGGCGGAAGAATTGCAAGGTGATCCCACTCCATATTCCGGGCAATCCAGGAATATTTTTTGCCCTTAGAAGTTCCTGATGCCTGCTCACGGTTGAGTAACAGGCCGGTAGATACCTGAACAGGTTCGGCATCGGCGCTGTTGACCTTGAGACCATCAATACGCGACAGCAACTCCCTGCCTTTATCAGAGCGCTCAGCCACCACCTTATTAATATAAAGGTCTACCAGCGCCTTGCTGCCGTCATGAGATGAGTTCTCAATCCATGCGCCAACACTGAACTGATTGGCGGCTCGCGTCATATTGGCCGACACATATTTTCCGTCAATCTTCGGGTGGTCATATGGCGCCGGTTTCCCGTCAAGGCCATGAAATGATTTTTTAATCTCATCGCCAGGGTACAGACCACCATTCATGACAATGTCATCTACCACCGGCACAACATTCTTGATGACATAATGTGGGTCGCCATCAATGATCTTTTCACTGATGTTGCTGGCTGAGTTGATGGTGTACAGGATGTTAACCTGTAATTTATTATTCATGTGCTTGAATGCCTCCACCTCAGCAAGACGCTTTTTCGCCGCCTCTTCGGTGTCGTACTCGCCAAACTGGTGCGAGCCATCCTTAGATTTAACGACCCACTTGTCGCCAATTTTGACAATCATGACCTTTCTCCGCGCTTACTTTATGCCCGGATTATAACACACCATGAATATGCACCACGAAACGGACGCGAGAAGGTAAAGAGGAGATGCGGTAAAAGCGAAAAGAGTAGCAAAGAATGATATCAGTATGATTGGCATGGCTGCTACCTCCTGAATGCAAGGTAACAGCCACGGAAGAGAATTTATTGAGGACTATTCTTATTTAACATTCCGCAGTTAATTTTTGCGCGGTTTACGGCATCCATGAATTTACCGACAGACATCGTTTTGCGTATTTCAGCCAGAATGGCGCCGTGCAACATTCTTTCTTCGCCATAGTAGAGCTTATCAAGGCGAGTGCGAACCAGCGCGCGGGTGCGCTGCATATGTCCCTTTGCCTTCACGGCCTTCTCTCTCCATACCTTATTTCCATTCTGATTGCCAGCAAGCTGACGCTCGATAGCCTCAATCTCAAAGGCAAGCGTCATATCAATGTCATCCAGTTCGCTGACTGTTGCTTCCATGATTTCGTTAAGTTGTAGTTTCATTTTTTCACCTTAATTCCTAATGCCAATAACTGCTCATCAACATAGTCAGCATCATAGTGACGACTACCATCAGAAGAGATATCCCATTCCGAAGTGAGGTTTAACTCAATTGATGAGCGCGATGCTTGCCATGCCAGCCACATCTTCCTCATTACCGGATTCTTGAAATCACCCTTATGAATTCCCGTCTTGTATCTCCCCAGGTCAGAATTTGTCGTTTTTGCCCACGCCTCAAACTGCTCTCTGCTTGTCATTTTTACCTCTTCCACTATCCACCCCATCTCTCTTCGATTATTGGCCGTGCGTTCACAATTGGTGACAAACAGCACGGTTCCTGATTTATGCTTTACCGACCACATGACTGACGCGCCCCGGCAAGCAGCTTTTCAAACATCATCCTGTCACGGCTCATGCCAAACGGGATGACCTCCTGCCAGTAATACTTCCATGCGCCGCCTGGAAGCATTTCACGGTCAACCTGACCAATGCTTGCCAGATAGCGCATGCGTGCCTTGAGGATGGTGTAGTTGACGCCGACAGCCTCTGCTATCTGCTTGCTTTTGCGTCCAGGATTCGCCTCAAGATACGTCTGAATTGCCAAATCAAGCGCAGTATTATCGGGATTGAGGAAATACTTAAAGCAGCGCCTGCCATGGCTGACGCTTTCCTCTTTAATAATAAATCCCATACCCTCAAGCTCAATCAGATAGCCTGTAACGCTGGCTCGGTTTGTCATGCCAGTCTGCTTGCGTATCATGGCATTGGTTGCACCGCCGCAGCGCTCTATCACGGTGAGTATTTGCGTTTTAAAGTCCATTTGCGCGCTCCATTGCATCCTGTTTGTAGTCGTCAGCGATATAGAGATGGCCGTGATTTTTGAATTCCCCTTGTTTTTCACTCCTGTGCTTAATTAACGCATTAATAGCATCTTGCTTTGTGTCAAAGTAACCAAGTGTTTTTCTCACGCAATCAGCACGCCATTTTCCTCTACTTGACATAAACCGCACACCCTTGACGCCAGACGTGTTGGTGCTTGGCTGCGGCTTGTTCCATTCATTTTGTTGTCTTGTTGCCTTCCTTAGATTGCATATCCTGTTGTCATCCTTTACTCCGTTAATATGGTCAATTTCATGCTCTGGCCATTCGCCGTAGACATAAAACCAAGCCAAACGATGCGCAAGACGCTTTTTACCAAGCAATCGCACATGGATGTACCCCTTCGTTGTTTTTGTGCCGCATTGCTTTCCATTCTTTCTGGTGAATTTCCCAGACTCTGGGTTATAATTGATTAACGACAAAACAACCTCATGATTAAGATCGCACTTCATCATTGATATCCTCGTAATCAGAATTACTATAAACAAACCCACCTCTTGTATTCCATTTAATGATTGCTGTCGCTGCAACCATCCAGTCATCAGTGCGGCTACCGCAATCCTGGCATACTACAAAATGCCATTGCCCATCCTTGTTCTGCATGGAATTTTCGCTACCACAAAACGGACACTCCAGCAGCCCATCATCATTCATCATTGGTTTCATTTCGCCACCCATTCGCCAATATTGCTGAAATGTGGTCGCCCTTCGCGCCACTCAATAATTTCGCGGTTAACCTGCCGTTGCATGCGGTTGCGAACCTCGCGCAATTCGCTTTCAACCCATGCGCGAGTACGGTCAAGTTCTTCCAGCTTGTTCAGCAATTGTTTTTCGTAAACCTGATCAGTAGTCATTTTTTCTCTCCATCAGCACTCTGTAGTGAACGCCATAATATTTGAGCACCTGACTATGGTTGTGCAGATACCCGTCATCATCTTCAATCGGTAGTCTTACCACGATGTAAAACGCCCGGTAGAGTTCTGTCCATCCATGACAACATTTGCGCTTCCTCGGCTTCATGGGCGGCCTCCATAGCAGCCAGGTCAATGCGCTGCTCGATAGATTTAATGATTGACTCTGGCACATTAAGCATTTGCAGAGTCTCCCGGCAATCGCGCTTATGAACCTCTGTCACCTCCTGCCACTTCTTCATTCCACACCACCTTTTATCATTATGGTACAATCTACAACACAGAGTATTGACTAATTGACGTAGATTCGTCAAGATGATTTTCACAGGAGAGCGACAATGGCGAGACAACGCAAAGAACCACTGGAAGTACTGACTGAGATTATCGCTAAGCGCCAGCCGTTAAGCCTGCGAGATGTCAGATATTACGCGCACTGCTATGTAGCAATGCGGGAATGGAGCGCTGAAGAAATGTATGCGTTTGTGCGTGAGCACTTCAGCGTGGATGAGAAAAATAAAGTTACGTTGAGAGATGAGTGATGGAAAGATGGACGGTAATAAACGACAGGGGCGCCCCGGTCTCTTATGTTAATGGGGATAGTGATGACACCCCGCCAAGAATGATTGTCTTTGAAGACCGGTTTGACGCATATAAATGGGTCGTTGAGAATGGCGCCTCAAGTGATGAGGTGGTGAAAATTAAATTTGAGGTGGTGAGATGAAATACAAATACCTGAAAGGAAGTGCTGAGGATTTTGATGGCGCGCCACAAAGTGCAACAGTAAAGTTGCGTTGCGGGATGTTTAGTCACGTCTTCGCTGACTCATTTACAAATGGCGCAGCCAGGACAAACATGCGTAGCGGGCGCTATGACGCAAAAATAATAGACACTGACAACTTTCAGCTTGTCGCCCAGCGCGAGCCAATCAGCGAAGAGCAAGGAATCACAGAATGCAAAAACCCCAACCCTGACCCATCAATTATGGGTGCCTCATTGCGGGAAATTGATGGCACAGAACCCGTAACCTACTCAGGGGCTGACGCTCTTATCACCGTGCGCGGAAGCCGTTATGGCAAATTCAAAGACGGCGCAGAAATCATGCAGTCACTTAAAGACACCATGCGCGACGTTGACGGCTGGAACAACCTGACGGCGAGCCAGAAGGAAGCGCTCGACATGATTCAGCACAAAATCGGTCGCATCCTGAATGGCGACCCGACATACGACGATAGCTGGAAAGACATTGCTGGCTATGCAACATTAATTGTTAATGAACTGAATGGGGAGATAAAGTGATGACAGCATATGACCCCGTGCCGCGCATTGAAATCGACATGGTGGAGTTACAGAAACCTGCTCAGCGCGATTACCACATTCCGAGACTAGGCGAACCGTTAGCCTACATCATCACCAGCAATCGTGGGCGCCGCTATCTTGCGTTTGCTGGTAGTGTTGAGCATCAAAACGCAGCCATGTTTGGCTATGAGATGAAACCACTCTATGAGGATTTAAAATGACTTTACAAGCAGCGAAAGACCCTGGGAAAATCTGGCTACATCAGGAGATTATTGATGGGCGCCTGCAAGTGGTGGACCAGGACGGGAGAATTGTTGGCGGCGTGGTGAAAACTGACACCAGCACGCAATCGGGAGGAAAGATTGCCACCATGATTATTGAGGTTGAAATTGCCGCAAAACTCGATGGTGAAAATATCGGCTTCGTTGTTTAGTCTTCAAAACCAAGCAAAGCCCCGTGAGGGGCTTTTTTATTACTACAGGAATTGAGGCGCAGGGCCATATTCATCTTTTGATGACTTGCTATACCGGCTTTTGCGCGCTGGTTGATAACCATCTCTGCCTGAAGCCGCATTAGCCGCCATTCTGTCATACTCCTCGCGCTTCTCTTTATTTAGCATTAATTGACCTCAGAGAATTATATTGCGCCTGACAAGTCAATCCTGCTTCTCTTGCTGAGTCAGCATATTCTGCCAGTTGTCGATTTCTTTCGACAGATTGGCTGAGCACGTCGGCAAGCAAAAATCCGGTGTTTGAGGCTGGATTGCCAATGGACTCAGTGCGGGAATAATCGACGAGCTGCTTTCTGATTGTGGCGAGCTGTTGCTGCAACCTGCCAGACTTAACAGCAGTAGCGGAAGCATCAGCACGCGCGGCATCAATGCGACTCTGCGCTTCCTGCTCGATGGTCTTTTTGTCTTGCTCATGTCGTTCGCTTGCCTCTTTGTCTTTGACCTTCTGCGCCTCTACGGCGGCCAGATATCCAGAGTTATACTTCTCCGTTCCGTAATTGATCCACTCTCCGTAGATAATCAATGCCAGAAGTGCGAAGCCGATAATGGCCGCAAAAACTTTCCAGTTAGCCTTTAGGATTTGCAGAATCATTTTTCAGCGCCTTATTCTCTTTCTTCATGCCATGCATCTTCGCAAGCATGGAGACGACCAGCACGGAATAGCTGATTGCCTTGACCGTAAATGGCGGCAATGCGCTCTTGAGGTCATCGGGCATCATCATCCACACCTGCATCGCCACATCAGGGAATACCTGGAGGGCGGAACATATTGCCATCCAGATTCCGATAAGCCAGTTAGTTAGGCGCCTCATGACATGTAGACCTGACGTTCTGCTGCTCTGCGCTTGGTGAGTCCGTTCATGACCTTGCCATTAGCACGATTCCATACCCGGAACTGGTCGGCAGCGCAGGTATAGCAGCGGGAGTTATGCTTTTTCAGCAGAGTTGATTTGCCAAAGTTACCAAGGCCGATGTTATAGGCCAGCGACACCATTGCATCAAACTGACCCTGAGTTGTCGGGGATGTGATAAGTGACGAGACGCCGCTTTCAAATTTCGCTACGTCTTTATCAAACCATGCGTCAGCCATTGCCTGCGTGACCTTCATTCCTGGCTTAACGTCACCCCCGGTATGACCGTATCCAGCGGTGTACGGAGCGCCTCCGGTTGCCGGGTCAGGATAGACCGCAAGCACTAGCCCTTCATGAGATTTAATTAAATTCTTTCCGCGCGTTGATAGTTTCATTTGTTACCTCCGGTGATGCAGATTATTTTATCATAAACATATTGACGTAGATTGAATCATAGGCGATGATGTAGATACACAAACACAGGAGAGTAAAAATGAAAAAATTAATCGCAGTAGCAATTATCGCAATGACTTCATTTGGCGCATCGGCTGGTGAAGTGTGCAACAAAGTTGGTGATGTTGGATTCGCCGCAGCTGATGCTCGTGATTCCGGCGTGCCTCAGAGCATAGCAATGGCGGTAGCACAAAGTCCTGAGTACGGCGTGGATGCCAACAAGGTGCTTGGTGCAACAGTGAAGATGGCCTACTCAATGCCGAACAAGACACCAAAAGAAATCAAGGCAATCACAATTGCGCTTTGCGTATCAAGCATTGGTGACTTGTAATGTGCCCGCGCCTGATGTTTAAGGCCCGCAATCGCTACGTAAAGCTGGTGATGCGCGGCATGGATGAGCATGCAGCATGGCTGAATGTGATGGATGAACTGAAAAGCATTTATAACGGAGAGAAGAAATGAAGCTGATTGATATGCTGGTTGTGGATGGACTGAATGGCTGGCAATGGCCTGATGGAGTTAAATGCATAACACAGGATAATGGAAGCAGTATCTATAAAGGCGTTGCATTCGGATACTTCAGAGAGCCGTACCTTAAAAAGAATATATGGTTAGCCGCAAACGGCACAGGCCATGCCGATGTGAAAGTGAAAAAGTATGATGTCATCGCTGATGACTGGGCGACCGCCATCATCACCCGCGAACAGTACGAAGCCGCGCTGGCTGCCAAAAATGACGGCTGGATTGAGTGGGGTGGCGGGGAGTGTCCGGTGCATCCAAATGATGTCGTGGACTACAAAATGCAAGATGGAAGCGAAAGCAGCAGACCAGAGCGAGCTAAAGATTTGCGATGGGATTTTTGCGTGAAGACGGAGCCTTATGCAATTGTGGCCTACCGCCTGCACCAGCCGCAGGAAGAAACCGATGCTGATGATGAAGCTGACCTGAATGAGTGCATCGGCCAGGCTCCTGAGACGGTATGGAATGGCGAAGGCTTGCCACCGGTTGGGTGTCGTATCGAATATACATGCAAGCAGACAGATGCTGGTCATCCCGCAATCGAAGCCGGCAAGTGGTACGGAGGAACAATTATTGCTTACTATGGTGAAGGCGTATGGACTTCAGATAACGGAATTCGCCACCTGAGCAATACCATTTTCCGACCCATCCGATCAGAAGAATACAATAAGCGATATGCGGCTATTGAGGCGTTATTTGAGATTCTTGATGCTGGTGTTTCAACATCGCAAAACTCTATTGACATTTACTACGCCATAGCAGCCGGTAAAATTCCAGGCGTGAAACTAGAGAGCTAGCATGAAGAAAGATACGAAAGAGACTTTGATTGCAACAATTGTTGTCACATTTATATTTGTAACTGGATTTGCGCTCGGCGAAAAGTACGGATTTGATCGTGGGGTTGAGGTTAATCATGGAGATAAATGGGATTGTGCATACTCATATAACACTGGATTCCTGATGTGTGACAGAACCCCTAAATACAAATAAGCAAAAGCCGCCATCAGGCGGCTTTTTTATGCGCTCCCTGCCATGCCTCTCTTTGCTTATCCAGCTTTTCCTGCGTCCGCTCAAGTATCACTGGCTTGCCATCCATTACAAGCGCCGGGGTCTGGCTGCAGTGACAGTTGCGGCGGTTAGCTCCTTCGCTATAAAACTCGTCAATTTCTTCTGGTGTGTAGTATTTGCCGTGACGTGCAGCGTGATTAACGCGGGTGGTTTTCATGAGTGCCGACTGCCAGAGCATGATGGTATCCATGCCCAGCGTGACTTGCGCCTCTTTCACTTCGCGCCTGTTGGCTTCGCGCAGGGTGTTGGTAATTTCAGTCTGAGCAATAGAGCGCGCGTAACTCCTTGATACATCCATGCGGTTAACGATGTTTTGCTCAACCACGCCCGGCGCATCGCCATTTGCAATGCCAGCAGTGATGACTTCCGCCACCTGCTGTCGCGTGTAATCTGAAAGTCCACCCCAGTCGTTATACGTGCGCGTGTACGCTAACTGAAGCCTGTCGAGATACGGCTGAGAGTACAGGATTTCAGCAAGCGGCCTGCTGTCTTTGTATGCCGACGACAGGTCGCCAAGGTCTGAGTTTGCCTTCTGCGTACCGGCGTACATGGCGTCGCTGACATAGGATGATGCCCACATCCTGCCATGCGTGAAATTATCACCTTCCAGCAGCTGACCATCAAGAATGCGCTGAAGCTCATCAAAGAATGTCGATGCGCGGTAGGCAGAGAAATCATAATAATAATTTCCAGCCTCAGCATTGCCGGTTGCCACAGGAATCGTGCGGAACAGCTCGGCAACCTGCGATTTTAGCGTCACATACCTGGCGTCAACATCGCGCACCATCTTGTTGACGCGACCCGCTGCGCCGAGTGGGTCTGTCAGGCTCATGCTTAATTTTGGCTGCGGAAGCCGGGCATTAATTTTGAGGAGGCGCATCGGTCTGGCCCTGCTGTTGGTCTTGCTGCGATTGCTGGTCTTGCTGTTGACCTTCCTGTAATCCGTCAGGAAGCTGCGTTTTCAGCGGCTCCATGCCAACAATGCCACGCATCTCATCTGCGGTCATCAGGGCCATCTGCCCTGCATCGAACACGGATTTATTTGCAGTGGCAAGTTTGACCAGCAGGTCGGCCTTGTTCAGCTCGGAAGGTGCAAGCAGGTCATCCCATTTGCAGTAATAACCGCTTTCTGGCGCCTTATCCAGAATGCCAAAGGAAATCATCCGGTCAATGAATACCGAGATGATGTAATCCAGCCAGTCCTCACGGCGCTGCTTGGCGCTCATGGCGTCGTCGGTTTTATCCTCATCGGATGCAAGGCGGCCAGTCTGCTGACCAAACAGAATAGTGAATGGCTTCTTGATGGATGCTGCAAACTGGTTGGCTGCGATAGTCCACGTTGGCCCTGGGTCGGCTGGCGTCACTGAGAGCACCTTGACATCAGCGCCCATCGTGAACATCGCTGCGTCAATCGCCTCATTCAGGCGCGCCACATCCTCATTGAGCACATCTGCCAGTTCTTCCAGCGGAACACCCATTTGCTGCGCCAGAGACTGAGCGGAAACGCTGTCTTTATTATAATTAACGTTGAGCTGTCGGCTTGCATTCTTCAGGAATCCCTCGGCGCTTGAACCAGTGACTTTCGCCATGTCGATGAGGTGGTTATACCCGGCACGCAGAAGTGGGACACCAGAGTAAATGGAACCATCCATCGCACCCTCGGCAAATACGATAACGCGATCGGGATGAATGCTCAGGGAGCGCGTTGGTTTGCCGTTGCTGTTGCAGGCGCCGACTACCGACTCCTGATATTCGTACATCTTCGGCTGACCATAGTCCTCGCTGGCTTCGTCATTTTCCCACTCGCTAACACGAAGCTGCTCCTCCCATGCCGGAATGTAGCGGACAATGGCAGTATCCTTGATGCGTTTTGTTTTCGTGGTGTCCACAGGCTCATTCCATTGCTTTCCATCACGGATTTGCAGGATGAGGCCGGAATAGCGGTTGATGAGGTTGCGGCGGTCTGCATCCTTGATGAATGGCGCAGCGCGCTTAAACAGTTTATTGGCTTCCTTCTCCCATGGAGTGCTTGCTTTATCATCGGCGCCCTCCTGAAGGATTTGCGGCGGAGTCTGCCAGCACTTATCAAGCACGCGGTTAACGCCAGCTGTAGCGGGTGCATAGCGCTCATAGGCATAGCGGAACATCTCGGCGGTGATTTCTTCAGGATAGCCACATTCGACATACAGTCGGGTATGCTTTTGGTCTATGTTTACACCGCTAAACTCACGCCTCTGGCTTTCTATAACCCGGCTATTGTTTGCTACTCTTTGCTGAATGTATGCATTCAGTGCTGCGATCTTATCGCTCATAAAAAACCCTCACATTTCTGTAAGGGTCATTATATCATCAAGAGCCGTGGTTCTCATGGAAGCCAAGCCTCTTTTCGGCAGACGATCTTGCCAGAGCAGCATCCTCAAAATTGGTGTATCTCCCAAGGTTATGCATTACTCCATCTTTCTTTATGTACGCATACCATTTCCCTTTTATCTTGCACCAAGATACGCCAACAACGCCCGATGTGTTCCTTAATGTTTTGCTCCTGTTCATAGCGTTTTGCTGATGAGAAACAATCCTTAAATTTTCAATGCGGTTATCTGTTCTAATGTGGTTTATGTGGTCAATTTCCATATCGTCAGGCACCTTCCCGTTGTGCATCTCCCATATGATGTTATGAACCGATCTCACTTCCTGATTTACTTTTACATACAAGTAACCGTTTGTCGTGTTTAGCCTGCCAGCAATATCGCCAGGCTTATTATATCTATTCCTGTTAACCCTCTCCCATATAAGATTTCCATCGGAGTAAGAAAATATTTCATTCCAATTCATGATTTATACCTTGTCATTAGGAGTCAATATAGGATTGCGGAAATGCGCTGACTAACGCACTTGTCGGATGGCCTTCCTATCCGCAATTTATTATAAAGCGCTTGGCTGCTATTCCTCAATTTTACTAATAAACAACGCGCCAACCATAGACGCAACCAGCATGAACACTGCAATGCGCAGTACGCCGATATTCATGATATCGCTCAACATCGGTGGCTGCCACTTGATGAACCAGCATACCGGGAAGGCGAGAGCGAGACATGCCATAAGCACTAAAAAAAGGGATGCCCATGACAAAAGGAATCGTTTCATTTATTTACCTCATCATCAACAAGCGATCTGAACCATGCGGGATACGACTTCGCGCCGAGTTTATGGTCAACATTCTGAATATAACTCGCCGCGTCATCCAGCTTATCGGAAAGATAATAAAGCGACTTTCTTGCGCCAATAAGCATGGCAGCGAATATCAGCATCACAATCAGGTGCGGGTTGATGATGCAGAACAGGATTGTTTTGACGGCTTTCATCATTCCACCTTTTCGAATTTGTCGATGACAACTTTGATGCCTTGGTCTTTTAATTCCTGCACGCTACCCTCAGACCAAAACTCAGCAAGCGCGGCAACCGCATTAGTAGCAATTACCACTTTCCCGACCTTCTCGGCAACGCAGCCATTGCTGAGAATAGCTTCCGCATGAATAAAGTAAATGCTCATCACTTAATCTCCTCGCCATCAACCCAGCGTTGCAGGGCTTCGATAAGCTGCGCGGCCTGGTGCTTGTCGATAATAATAGTGTCATGCCCCTGCGTAACAACCGATTCAGAGTCAAACCAAACAGATATTGCGCACATTGGCGCTTTGGTTTCATCTTCAATAATCATTTCATCCCCTCACCATGCTTAAACTTATATGTTTTAACATTCGAGTCAGTGAAGGCATCCAGAACTGACGCGGTAATTACCGCCTGTTCAGCTGTCTGCCCAAGATACATAGCGGTCATAGCAAAGTCTCTACCGCAACCAGCAGCAAGCGGTGGAATTACTGCGTAAACCGCCGGATATTTATTGCCAGGAATCTTCTGGATGGCAAAACAATTCCCTTTATCTGTGAATACCCATTGAGTAAAGTCCAGTTCTTCTGGTATCTCCATGATGTCATCAACGTTCCGCCGCATGAACTGCTTCGCGTATCGCTCATCACCAGCAGCACCACTACCAACAATCAATACAGCCAGCTCACCGCAAATAAAAAACCTATCATCGGCATCAAGTACAAAAGACTTCTGCTGGTTAGCCATAATAAGACTCCCGGCAGTGGCCTGGCTATCGTGAGCAATCGTAATCCCATCCCAAGCAATTGTTGTCATTTCATCACCTCAATCATCAATCTTTACAGATGAAGTCACAAGCACCGCAACAAAAAGAAACCAGCCCCATCCCTCTTTATTGTTGTATGCCAGCCACGCAGCCGCACAAATGGCAAATATTGTTGGTAACTTCACCATAATCATAAACACGATATCCCTCATAAATCACCACCCTCATCGTTATTTAACTCAACATTCCGAAAGAAATCGTTAATCGTCTTCAGGCCGCTGTATCCACGGCGCCGCTGCAACTCACACAGCACTTCATCATACATGCGCAGCAGAATGGCCTCATCAACATCGTACCTTTCGCACAGCGCCTCATCAGACACGCCGGCTCTTGCGAGTGAGTATATTTTCTCCTTCTGCTCCCACGAAAAAGATGAGTATGCCTTCATGATGCCCCGGTGATGTAGTTATGTCAATGCGCCTTGACGTAGATTCTAGCATGGCGTAGATTAAAATGAAACCTCTCGGAGAAATCTTATGAAATGTGTCATTTTCGAGCTTGATGGTGTGCTGCGCGACGCCGAGGGCAATGCCATTGCTGGCAACGTTGCACTGGCTAAGTCGCTCTACTCTGCCGGGCACGATGTGCTTATCATGAGGGCAAAGCATGCGTATGAGTGGCTGCATGCTAACGATATTTTCTATGATGACATCATGGCTTCGCACCAGCAGATTGACGCTGACAGGGTGGCAATGGCGGTCGTGTCTGATGACGTGATTTATGCTGCAATGCGCAATGCGGGGATTCATTGCTGGCTTTACAAATAATTTATTATAAATGTTGACGTGGGTTCATGGTTGACGTAGATTGTAGTCATTGAGGTGGCAATGGTGCCGCTGGTGAATGAGGGTGAGATAATGAATACATACGACCTGACTACTAAAAATGTACTGGCTTTCGAAGTTGTAGAGAACGGCCCAGACTCCACAGACTACGTTGCTGCAACCGTGAAGGGTGAGGCTGCCGCCCGCCTTCGCGCCTCATCTTTTCAGGAGAGAAATGCTTATCTTGGATATGGGTATACTATTCGCCCAATCTCTGCATAAGGACAAATTAAGCCCCGAAATCGGGGCTTTTTCTTATCTCCTGCTCCTTCTAATCCATCCAGAACCACGCTGTACGATATAGTCGTTCAACGCATAGCGAACCGCATCCCAATAGTGGTTGTATTTATCAACTATTTCAGTCAGCACAAGGCCGGTATTCTTGTCGACCTTGTGGCTGTACATCGCAGCCTCGTTTTTCATTTCCGTGCAGCGGTCGTGAATGATGATGCTGTCGCAGCCCCTGAGCCAGGTGACACCATCCTCAACACTGCCAGGCCACTTGTTGCAGGGATGAATATCAAATCCAGCGCGCTTGATGTGACTGATGGTTTCCGGCCTTGAGGAGTCGGCATACCATCGAGCCTTACGCGCCATCGGAAATGCCTGGTCCATTGCTGCCGGGTGGTCGGTAATCTCAAGATGAACCTTGCCATACTCACGATTAATATAAACGTTGCGCCGGTCGCCGGGCAGGTTTTCCACCCAAACCTCAACCATTGCAGCAGGGTCGCCAGAGAAACCGAAGTCCATGCCATGGTATGGACCATGCCATTCAGGTTTAACCTCAAACGATGCAGTGCGCCATTTTCCACCGAATACCTGCTCATCGCTGCGCTTGTTGAATTTCCCTTCCCAAATCCAAAGATATCGGTCGAAGTCTACCGCCTTCATTTTCTCCATGGATGCCGGGAGCGGGGTGTCATAAAACCACGGGTTATCGCGGTAATTACACTCAATGATTAATGTGTCATCATCCTCATAGATGCCATCAACCATCTTATCGTAATAAGGCGCCACCCACTGAGTCCACGTGGCATCGGTTTCTTTGTTTGGGTTAAACGTCACCCATATCTCAGAGCCTTCTGCGCGGATGGTTGGCTCAAGGATGTCCCATGACGCCTGGCTGACGTTTTCAGCCTCCTCCACCCACGCTTTCGATATCCCGGCAAAACCCTTGACGCCGGTGATGTTGCGATAAAGGCCACGGAACCTGAATTTTGATTTCGTCCGTTTGTGAGTTATCTTGCCGTCGATGCAGCGATATTCCGATGATTCTCCTTTTCGGTCGATTTCGTCTACCAACTCCTGATAGCTGGAGTCCTCGATAGACTGCTGAATCTCACGAAAGCATCCAATACGCTCCGGCCTGAAGCGGGCCGACTCAGTAAGGATGGTGCAGACTGTGCGAGTTTTGGTTGATGCACGGCCACCAAAGACGACCTTATTACGCTTTGGATAAAGCAGCCTTTCGAGTTTTGCGGGGATTAAGTGGTCGGCCTGCGTGGTTGCATGGGTAACATCCTCAACGCCCGCAGCGGTCATTCTGAGTCGCCTGATGACGTTCTTCTGCATATCGCAGATGCCGAAGATGGCGGACTCAGCAATATCGGTCAGTGCATCATCCACCTGCGCCTCCAGCTTTTCGATTGCCAGTGCGGACAGGCGTTTACGAGCCATGGCGGGATGCTCCCACAATAGTAATTATTGTGGCTGACATCATGAACATGATGCCCCATATCGCAAATGCAATCTCGTTTGACTTATCACCCATAGCAAACATGATCATGGCACAGGCCATTAGTGACATTGATAGTTTAAACATATCTCACCCTCGCAAAAGCAATAACCCAACCAATGCACCAGAACATCAAGCCAAAGATGCTTCCAGTAAAATCATTATTTGGTAGGGTTATGCTTGTTAAGCTCATAATAATTGATGCCAAAAAGCAAGCCATAATGCTCTTATCCATTCTGCTGCTCCAGTAACTTCTCCAGTCGCTCAAGGCGCGCCGCAAGCTCTGTTACTTCCGCGACGTCAAGGCCGGTCTTAATAACTTCGGCAAACATCTTGCCAATGTCGGCTGGGATGATTCCAGATGCAATGCCGCGAATGACTGCGTCAATCTTCTCTACCGGAGTTCCATCATCCGGAAAATCAACCTCAAATACAGGGGCTACAGGCTTTGGTAAGGGGCTAAATCGCACGATAAGCTCTTTCATCATCGCGGTGTCGCGCTCAATCATTGCCATTTCAATAATGGTATCGTACAGCTTTTCCTCGCTGAATCCCTTGCGTTCAAGGGCCTCCACAAGCAGCTTCCGCTTGTCTTTTCCGCGCTTATTCTGTGGTTGATTTTCGCTACTGAATAGTTTTTTAGCCATAGATAAAACCTATCAATATTCCGCTATTTTTCCGCTATTGGATATTGTATCAGATTCTACGCCATGCCGCATAACGCATAAAAAGAACCCGCCGAAGCGGGTTAAAGGTTGGTGGGTGATGATTGATGAGATGATTGTACATCAGTTTTCGCATAACACCAAACATTACAGTTATTGCTTTGAACGTGAACCACCTCAATCGCATCAGGAAATGCTTTGGCGATTGATGCTATGAAGTTGTCTACGGCTTCCAGCTGTGCTATCTGCCACACCTCCTGCTTTGATTTTTGCGGCATTACTGATACCTCGTCGTTGAGTACATATGCCGAAGCATGCTGTTATGCTCAACCACCATCATCATGCTGCCAACCTGAATCACGGCATGATGCTTCCCGGTCTCCTCATAAAGAAATTCAGCTTCTTCGCATGCAGCCTGAATATCGCTCCACAGCATAAATCACCTCACGATAAAGTAGACGGCTAGTGCAGCAACAATCCAGAATGCCAGCAGTAATGCGGCAATCAGCCTTCGGATGATGTAGGGTTTCATGGCTTAAACTCCTGTGGAGCTGCTGGCAGCGGCATCCAGTGGGTAACACGTCCAGTTAGCGCTTTGTCAGACCATACATCGCCATCCCAGGAGCAATTCCATTGATAGTGACTTTTCCCCAGACTATTTTGCTCTTCTACGTAGCACCAGTAACGGCCGCCTTCTTCTGGAATCCGCTCGCTTACCGGAATCCATTTACCCGGCACGGTAGCGGGTTCACTGCCGGGTGACTGCGGGGCGGCTGTGATTAAGTTATGCAGAACCGAGTAGGCATCATCACCATGAGCTTCAGTGTAGTCGCTCATGTGCGTATTGATATGGCGAATCCAACCTTGTGCATCACCATAATTGCGCTCGCGATAGTCATCCAGCATGCACTGAACCAGGCGAAGGGATTCAATCAAGTTTGTGTCGATAGCATCAAAGGCTACCGGCGCTGGCTGCGCAGATTCAGGAGCTGAAAATGGCAGCACGTCATCATGAATCAGTTCTTGAGCAGACAGATTGTCAAGTGCCTTAATAACACCAACGTCATTAAAAACTCTGAGCGCCTCCGCCAATGCACCAACAACCTGGTACGATTCCGCGCAAATACGTGATAGATGACTTGCGTCTGGCTGCGCGTGGCGATAGAGCTTCGTCCCGTATGGCATTTGCTGAATGCCGACAAGCGGTCTAATCTCTCGCTCCCCAAAGGCTTCGGGGTCGCCATAAATTGAAACCACTTCTGCCACCGGCTCTCTGTCAGCCTTGCGACGTTCCTGTAGCTCACGCAACGCAGATGCAACATAGTGGCTTTTATGCTCATCAGCCCATTGAATTAAACGAATGAGTGTCGCGTTTGAAATTTGCGCGTCTGTTAACTGGTTATTGGTCATTGGTTGGCTCCTGTTTTATTCACCCGCTTTGGATTTTTGCCAATTGCTGCCCCGAAAACCTTATCAGCGTGCGGCAGGCGAACCTGTAATATTTCTGATACGTTCCACGCGATTGCGCAGAGGTATCCAGTCGTCGAGTATGTCCACGGTTTGCTTAACGGAAATAACCACATCACCAATCCCCTTTAAACGTTGTGCCGCAAACATGGCATCTCCAGAAATACGGACGGATGCGCATGAATGGCGATACGCCACATCTCGGACATTTACACATCACTCAGCCTCCACCTTGATGCCAGCGGCGCGGTCGAGGCGCTCAATTTCAGCCAGAATTAACGCGCCAGCTTTAACCAGGTCACGTCGCGGACCGTCCGGTTTCCACCACTTTCTGTCCCATGGCCATGCTGAGGGAGCTGAATTGCGTAACTTATGGTGGCTATCAACAGCTGATATCGCGTACAGTCCGCCTGCAATTGCCATTTCAAAATTTACATGCTGGTCATCATGTTCCGGCGTCCATCCCTCCGTCGTAACCTGCCGCTTACGCTCGGCCAGTACGGCAGCGGCGGCAGCGGTGACGGTGCGGGACTCCAGCTCGGCGATGCGCTGGCGGTCTTCAAGCCACTTTGCATGCAATGCGGAGTAGTTATCCACTGCGGTTTGAATTGTGACTATCAGGTGGTCCCTGGATAGCCCGTCCAATGCTGGCATCAGAATATTTCTACTGGAGGGGATAGGTTCATCAATCAGCTGCTGCGCCTTCTCCAGCGCCTCTACCATCCCCGCATTATCATCAGCCAGCTGCACGCACAGCTTTGCCACTTTGAGATATTTTTCTTCTTTGATTGAGAGTTCACCATTACTTTCAAGTGACTCAATCATATCTTTTACCTCGTTGATTCCAATATCCATAAATCCTCACTTAACGGCCTGTAAACGCTCAAGCTCACGCATAAGTGCAGATACACGTCGTTGACGCAAAGTCTCCGCATGCTCTTTTGCCTGTTGTTCATCAAGCCAGTATTCACCACGTTTAAAGTAAACATCTCCAACCACAGCCACCTGACCATCAGCAAACAGCTGTGCGCTTTCGTACTTCTGAATGCCACGGGTCAATGCATACTTCGTGACCCATATTGTCTCAGCGCTTGCTGCGTTAGCGATAACCAGTAGAACCACTGCCAGTAATTTATTCATCGTTGCTAAACCGGTTTAGTTTCCACCAGATGACACGATAACCTGCTCAAGCACTCGTTGCTTACCTTCGCCACTAAAAACGCGACAGACGCGCTTACCGTTACTATATGCGTGCATTGCCTGTGCAGCCATAAAGTTTTGCGCTTTCACTGCGCCCATTTCAGGCTCCAGTTGAGTGCGCGTGTAGATTGCTTTGGTCATTCTGAGATACTCCATCAAAAACCGAAGTCGCCAGTGAACTGAGCAAGCTCTTCGCCATGCTCATCCACCACGTAGCCATCGAATACAACACCTGCGTTTTCGTCTTGCTGCTTTTTATCTTCCATCTTCATCGCCTCTTTGTTGTTGGTGTGGTAACTATACGATGGCGCCCAATCTACGTCAATATGATGGTGAAAATAAATCAGCCTGGGGTAAATTTTGCCCCTGTGGGTAAGGTGCTGGGGCAGGTTAATTGCCCCAGATTTTTCTCTGTAAGTTAATGTTAATATTGTAATTTAACAATTTAGGGGCAGCAGGGTATGTTTTCATCCATATCCCCTTATATATAACCCATATAATTCGTTTGTTAATTTATTGTTAAAATAAAATCTATAATATGAATAATAATATACCCAATTAACCCAACTACTACTATTATTATTATAATACATACACTTACAGTAAAAAATCTTGGGGAAGATGGTCTTCCCCACAGTTAACCCATTTAACCCTAACCAAAGTTTGTTTGTGGCCGCTTTACGGAGGGTAATTTATGGGGTATCATGGTTAAAAGTCGTGAGCGAGGGTAAATTATGTCTGCACATGGAAAGCTACTTAAGAAAAAAAGACTTTCATCATCCGGTGGCGGAAGGCCATCATCTACCGGGTTTAGAGGGGTTGACTTCCATAAGCACTCTGGATATTTCAGGGCCAGGATTGTTGTTAACCGACTCAGGTATGAGCTTGGCAGGTTTGAAACGGCAGAGGAGGCAAACGCAGCCGTACTTAAAGCTAAGCAGTGGCTATCAGAAAACCCACACGAATCATTTGCAACCGAGTATGAGGTTTAAATGATTACAGCACAGGAAATCTTCAATCAGGCAAGAGAAGCGCACACCTCTGCGGCTCGCGTAGCCATTCATCATGGCATGACACCAAGCCATAACATGTGGCCGGAAATCAAGGAAGGGCAGGAGAAGGATGTAACATACTCGGAGATAGAGCTTACCAGTGACAACAGGAAAGACCTGATAACCCGCTACTCAGTTGCAGCGGCTAGGGCTGTGCAATTCCCCGTTAGCACATCATTCATGCACCTTCTTGGCTGCGTAGCCAGTGCCATGACTCGTAATTTTAGCGTTGAATACTACGGTTCTGAATTACCTGTTTCCTTGTATGTGGTTACATCGCAGCCACCATCAGCTGGCAAGACAGCTATCAACTCAATGCACATGAACCCGATAAAAATTGAATATGATAACCTGTCAAAAAAGATGGAGAAGGAAATTGTAAAGATAAACATTCGCATTGAAGATCTGATGAAGGCTTACAAGGAAGCGACGAATCAGAACGCGAAGGCCATCATTGGAGATGACATTGCTAAAGAGAAGGAAAAGCTGGAAAATCTTTACACCATCACCTACCCGTTAACCGATGCAACACCAGAAGCGGTGCAGCACCAGGCAATTCATGAGGGTGGTTTTTTCAACCTGATAAGTGATGAGGCAAGCGTTTTAAATACCTGTCTTGGCCTTTCGTATGGCAAGGATGGAGGAAAGTCTAACGCCGAAGTTATCCTTAAAGGCTGGGACGGCGGGTTTGTTGGCTCAGCTCGCGTTGGTCGTGGTGTTTCATCTGGCTATGTGCTTGGTAACATAAGCGTCATTGCACAGGATGAAAGTATTGATGCCATTCTTTCTGCTGGCGACAGGGGTAATGGATTGTCTGAGCGATTCCTTATGCTTCGTGAGCAGTCGATGCTTGGTTATCGTGAGCACTGGGATGTTGAAAATGATTGCCCGGTAAGCAAACCAATGCCGCAAGAATTAAAAGCTGAATATGCCAGATTTGTGCATAACCTTGTGGCTTCTGAGAAGGTTGTTTTCTCTCTCGCTAAAGAATCTCAGCGCATGATTGGACTTTTGCGAAACCAGTGGGAAAAGAATTTCCTGCCAGGTGGTAAATGGGATCACGTTTTGCTTCGTGGCGCCATGGGTAAGGCTGATAAACAGATAATCAGGCTTTCGGCAATATTCCATGCCGCTGAAAACTGGTGCGATGGCGGTCGTCGCTCAAAAATTATTGGTGAGGAGCATATAAGCCGCGCCATAAGCGTTTATGATGCACTAACAAAAACATTTACCGATGCCGTTGAGTCAAATGGATACGCTGGCGAGAAATCAGAAATCGACGTTGTTGCTGAAAAATTGCGGACAGCTGCGCAAAAAGGAAAGACAAATGTCACGGTGAAATGGCTGTATGATTCACTAAAAAACGTTAGACCATTCAAAGGAATACCGCATATTTATGACAGACTAAAGTCAAACGTTTTGCCATCTCTTGAGGAAGATGGATATTGCGTATTCCTCAATAACACTGTTTACCTGAATCCGAGGCTTAAATGATGAAGATAAAAGGTTACTTAGTAAGGTCAGAAGGCACATATCATTTTAGGCCTTATGGGTGGAGCGTGTGGTTTTTCTGGAGCAAGATGCACAGATGTTGGTTGATATCAAATTACCATGTTATTGATAAATACTGGCATCGCCATCTTCCTGCAAATGTTGAAATTTCCAAGTTAATGATAAGGTGAGGCTATTTAAAATGATTAAACAACACAACCTAAAAATACTACCAGAGCATTTCAATCCTGTTTATGAAGGATTAAAAACTGCCGAATTAAGAAAAAACGACCGTGATTATAAAATTGGCGATACGCTTAATCTCTGTGAGTGGAATGGAGTAAATTTTACTGGACGGTTTGTTAAAAGAGAAATCATACACATTGCTGATGTTAGTTCTTATCTTGAAGGATTTGTGTTGTTAAGCATGAAGCAATCACCACCTGTCGATCATCTAATGTGGTAAACAAAAAACCCTCCATCAGGAGGGTTTGTTTTTTAGTGCCTCAAATAATTCATCAGGTTTATACAATCGCTTTCTTATTGCACCGCTATAGCGGATATCCTGCCCGTCATCAGTAATCAGTATCGGAAGGCCAGCATTTTCAGCGGAACATATTTCATCGAAATTATTATTAATGATGCATCGCATTTTCGACCGGACATCTTCACTGACAATGCGCACAACTTCAGCCATATTTTCAGGCGACCAGCAACACCAGATATGAGCGCCTGTAAGCCGATGCGCTCGCCAGGCGTCAAAGTAATTGGACACAAGGTATGTCCATTCTGTCTTATCGCCGATGGGTGTAACGGCACCGCGCGTTAGCCTTCCTCGAGTGTACTCATGGCTGAAACCAGCGCGAAATGATACGCTTTCATCGTCAGCAATGAATGCCACATTACATGGCGTCATAGTTCCAGCCATATAGAGTGGGATTGCCACCAGTTCACCGGTTTTACCTGTTACGGTGTCATTTCCCACCTTTTTCATGATCGCCTCAACTTCTGCCTCTGTAAGGTAGTCAGAAACATGGTTGACCTTCGGAAGTTGCTTTCTAATCGCCTCAAGTTTTTCGCGTGGGTGCATGTTAAGAAATCCGGACAATGCCTCCATTGACTCTGGAAACGTCATTCCTGACAGCTTCATTAGCCAGGTGATTCCGCTGCCGTTTCCGCACTGGTTGCATATGGCGCCTCCGTCGCCTTTGTAGTCAAGATGGTCATCAAATCTGAACCGGTCACTGCCTCCACAGCTAGGGCATGGCTGATGCTTACCGTTGAAAATTCTCATGTCGACATTAACTATCGACATGATGGCAGCCTGCCAGTTTCCTAACATTAAAGGCTCTATATCCTTCCAGTCGTATCGCATAATTTAACCTTGATTATTGCCGTAGATTCAGTCTACTATTGTGACGTAGATTGAGCAACAAAAAGGTGGATGAAGTGCAAAAAATTGATGCAATGATTGCTGAACTGGATATGAATAAGCTGCGGGCCAGCATCCATACCGGGGAAATTGAACCGCGCCCCTATCAGTGGCTGGTATATGAAAAGACAGCGGAGGTTATCCGCAAGTTTGGCAAGCAGCCAAAGCCAAGTTATGTAACTGCTTCGGTTGGCGCCGGTAAGACCATCATGATAGCCATGATTGCCCGTCGGTTTCAGGATATGGGGTGGGAGGGGCTTGTCATCGCGCGACAAGGCGAAATTATTGAGCAGGATGCGGAGGAACTCTGGAATTTGAGCGTAAAAAACTCTCTGTTTAGCGCATCTCTTGGGCGTAAGGCGTATGCATATCCCCTTATAGCGGGAACGGAGGGAACAATAATTAATGGGCTGTTTGATAAAGAAATAAAAGGGAAAGGCATAAAATTTGCTGGAGCTTTTTCTGTTCGCGGAGAGTGCTGCTTTAAATTCGATAAGAAAAATCACGCATCAATGGTTGCGCGTCTTTTTGGAAACCTTTTCGATAAAAAAATCAGCGGCATGTTGAATGAATTTTGCCCAAGATTTGCGCTTGTTGATGAGTGTCATCAAGTTGACTGGGAGGATGTAATTAGTGAGAATCCATCTTCTCAGTATGGAATTATTATTAATGAGTTAAACCGCAGATGCCGCGAAAGATACGGTCACGACATCATAATTATTGGCTATACCGGAAGCCCATTCAGAGGAGTGACATCAATAAAAGGTGGATTCTGGAAGCACGAAATCGTCAACATCAGCACGAAATACCTTGTCGATCTTGGGTTTCTTGTTCCTACCATCTTTGGTGGGCAGGATATCGATGACTTGCAATACGATCTGCATGAGTTTGCCAGTAGTGACGTTGACGGAGTGCAGGACTTTACCGCTGAGCAGCTAAAGCAAATGGAAAATAGCATTCTCAAGCAAAATGAAAAGCTTGATAAAATAATGTCAAGTGTTATTTCCATGACATCTGGAAGAAACGGAGTTTTAATTACATGTGCTGGAAAGCGACATTGCAGAGATGTGGCGAAATATCTGCCAGAAGGAAGTTATTCAATCGTAACTGAGGATATGGGGCAGAAAGCCAGACGGAAAGCACTGAAAGACGCGGCCACCGGGCGTAAAAAATACACGCTGCAAATCGGTTGCCTGACGACTGGAGTCAACATCCCATATTGGGATACTTCTGTCATCCTAAGAAAAATCATGTCGCTGACGCTTCTTACACAGTTGCTTGGCCGTGGCATGCGATTATTGAAGCCAGACCAGATTGCCGCAGGTCTGGTGAAAGAAAACCATCTTTGCCTTGACTTCACTGGAACCATGTTCGAGCTTGGCGGTCTGTATGAAGACCCTATTCTTGAGGAAGCAGAAGCGCAGCGCGCCAAGCGTAGCGGAGAGCAGGTTCCATGCCCTAAATGCCAGACTATGAACAGCCCATATGCACGGCGCTGCATCGGTAAAGACTCAACGTCTCCAGATGGCCGATGCGAAGAGTTTTTCAGCTTCATTCGCTGTGGTTTCGACAAGCACGGCATCCGTATTTTTGATGATGGCTGTGGAACAAAGAACGACCCGACAGCTCGTTATTGCCGTCAATGCGATCACGTTTTGCGCGACCCTAATGCGGCGCTTAATGAGCGAGCCTACACGGATAAAGAATGGACAGATGTGCAAGATTTTAAAGTCGAGTTGACTAAAGACGCTGAGGGGGTTCTTTATCGTTATCTGGTGGTAAAGGCTGATGGAAAGACCGGTTGGGCAAATGAAGTGTTTTATCCGTTTGGAGGCAAGCCAAAGCACCTGCGCGATATGTTTAAAATGAAAGCTCTGCTTCCGCACCTGGAAGATAAATCAATTATGAAGAAAATGATGGACTGCCATGATGCGAAGACTTTCATGCATTACGCCGGGTTAATCCGAGCGCCTAAGCGCATTACGCATCGTTTTAACGATAAAGGACGCGATATCATCCACCGCAAGGATTTCATAGGAGAACAAATTGAAGCAGCTTGATAGTGGAATATGGGTATTTGATAGCGGTTATCGCGGGGAGTGTCCAAGGGAGGAATCTGACCAGATGGCGTATGGTCTGTGGATGCAATACCGTTTTCCTGATGCTCTGTGGTTTCATGTGCCTAACGAGACTGGAACAAAGAGTGGGCCGCAATTCATCGAAAAACGCCGCAAAATGGGCGTCAGGAGCGGCGTAAGCGACAACGTGATACTAACCAACGGAATTAATCATAAATGCGGCCTGATTGAGTTGAAGCGCCGCGACAAGATAAAATCAAAAGTATCGCCATCGCAGATTGAGGTTCTTGAGTGCGCCATTGCAGAGGGTCATTTTGGCGCTATTGCTTATGGTCTTGAAGAGATAAAAAGAGCGACGTTATTCTATTTTGGGCTTGATGAATGACGTAGATTGATGTAGATTCAATTACACAATAACTAGTGAGGTGATGAAGATGGATAAGTTCAAAGGTACGCCGGGGCCATGGATTGCAGACATCAGAGGTGGTTGCGCAGCAATTTATCCTGCCAGTTGCGTTGATGATACTCCGGGATGCCACAATGATGATTCTAGAAATATTGCTTATTCAAATAAGGGAGCAAAATTTAATGGAATGCGATGGGAAATTGACTCATCTGTTGAGCATGATTTCAAACTAATGGCAGCAGCACCTGAGTTGCTTGCTGAACTGATTAAGGCGAGAAAAATTATAGAAGAATCAGATGAATGGTGGATGGATTCTCCAGATAGAGGCGGATTTGATACTGAATCAATGGATGCTGCAATTAATAAGGCGTTAGGAAAATAACTATGAAAGTCTACCTAAACAATGAACTCAGCAACGAGCAGTACCACGCTGACACAGAGCACATCAACGGCTCTGGCCTGTGGAACATCTATGACCGCTGTCCGGCAGCGTGGCGCTACAAAGACGAAGAAGATGAGCAGTCAAAGGCTCTGATATTTGGTACTGGTAGCCATACCGCTCTGCTTGAGCCTGAGCGCTTCGAAGTAGAATATGCCCGCATGCCAGTTGTCGAAGATTTTCCAAAAGACAAAGATGGCAATCGCACTGTGCTGGTAACTGCTTCCGACATGAACTCATGGGCGAAAGAGCGCGGCATCAAAGGTCTTTCAGGTAAGACTAAAGCCGAAGTGATTAAAATCATTCAGGCCACTGGCGAGAAAGTGAAGATTTACGATGTTATCCGTGAAGAAGCTGAGAAATTGGCAGCTGGTAAGCAGATGCTTGAAGGAACTGATTATGACGCCATCATTCAGATGCGTGCTGTAATTCATGCCAACAGCTATTACAGCAGCCTGCTTTCTGGTGCTTATTCCGAGGTGTCAATTCTCGGTGAGTTGCTTGGCGAGCCATCAAAAGTACGCTTTGACTGCCTTACTCGCGGTGGCGACATCATCGACTACAAAACAGCAGTGAGCGCCAAGCCTGATGAGTTTTTCCGCCATGCAGCGCGGCTCGGGTACTTTATGAAGATGGCAATGCAGCACGACATGTTTGTCGAGGCTTATGGGCATGCTCCTCGCTCGGTAAACCTTCTTGTGCAGGAGAAAAAATCTCCATTCATCCCTGCGTTGATTCGCCTGACGGATGAGCAGTTACGCATTGGTCGCATTCAGCTGCGCAGCGCGATGGAAATCTATAAGGCATGCAAAAAAGCCAATTCATGGCCCGGTTACTCAATGGGTAATCCGGTCATCGAAATGGAAACGCCGGAATGGTTCAAAAAGCAGTTTAACCTGTAATTTATAGTAAATGAGGCGAAGTGATGAAATTTTCAGAACAGAAAGCAAGCCTGATTAAGGCTCTTGTAGAAGCGCGCAAGGTAATGAGTAGCAGCGCTAAAAAGAACGCGCAAAACCCGCACCTTAAAAGCAACTATGCTAACCTTGAGTCATTCCTGAATGCCATCAGACCAGCGCTTGAGGCCAACGGTCTTATCATCATCCAGAACGCCATTGAGAGCGATACGGTTGATGTTTTGAAGTTGGAAACAACAATCATGCATGAGTCTGGTGAATACATGTCTTCAATCATGCCAATGCCTGTTGCTAAGAAAGATGCACAGGGTTATGGCTCTGCAATGACGTATGCGCGCCGCTACTCTATTGCGTCTATGTTCGGTATTGCGCAGGCTGATGACGATGGCAATGCCGCACGGAAGTCTCCTAAAGATGCAGCCGCACTCATTCGTTCAGCAGCAAACATGGATGAGCTTACCGCTATTTATGGTGAAGAATACAAATCATTCCGTGGTGATGACGCTGCTACTCGCGTAATCGTCGGCGCATACCAGGAAATGAAAGCGAAATTCATTGCTGGCGGCAGTGATTTTAACCCGGCCAAACTCCAGAAAACAGATGCGCCAGCGTCATCTGTAAACGAAGAGAAGCCATCAACATCTCAACAGAATATCGAAAACTTTTAAGGGTAATTTATGGCGACTCGCGGAATCAACAAGGTAATTATTCTTGGCACTCTAGGCCAAGACCCGGAAGTTAAATATATGCCATCTGGCGGCGCCGTGTGCAATCTGTCTCTGGCAACATCAGAACAGTGGAATGACAAAGCCACTGGTGAAAAGAAAGAGCAGACAGAATGGCATCGCGTGGTTATCTTCGGAAAGCTGGCAGAGGTGGCCGGCGAATACCTGCGCAAAGGCTTCCAGGTATACATAGAGGGTAAATTACGCACTCGAAAATGGACAGACCAAAGCGGAGTTGAAAAATACACCACTGAAATCGTCTTGCAGCCTATGAACGGCGTCATGCAAATGATTGGTGGTAAATCAAGTGATAATGGAAACCAACAATCACAGCAACGGCAACAGTCAGGAAGTAATCAGCAATCAGGATGGGGCAAACCCCAGCAACCATCAAACACACCAAAACCACCGGCAAACGAGCCGCCGATGGATTTCGACGATGATATTCCGTTTTGATGAAGAAAAGGGCCGAATGGCCCTTTTATTTTAACGTTTAGACAATTCTGTTTTTAAAATTTCTAATTCTGCTATTAATGCAGAATTGTAATGCGTCATATTGTTATTTTCATTTTGAATGATAGCGTCTTCTATTGTAAGTACCGCATCCTGCAAATCACTAGTAGATCTACTTTCGATAGCATTTGTGTAAGCCTCAACAGGACCCATTTTATCACCTCAAGATACGCGTTTGAACAAAGAAACCTTATTTGGAGGACAGTTACCCATGCACATCCATTGCCCCACAACGTTTCCTCCCGACCCGGTATTCGTGCCATCTGAGGATGTCGGCGCAAGTGATGATGAGGCAACTATTGTGCCCATAGAAAATGTAACAGTAGTCGATAAATTATACAAAAGTGCGTATTCATCTATATCTGCTTTGGATGTCACATCAGTTAATGATGTATACGCTACTCCTCGGTAACGCAATCCATTTACATAATGGATAGCATTTCCCTGGTGTATTATAGGGTTTCCGGTATTTGTTCCTATCCCTGTTATTCTAACCTTGGATACGTCATCTGGATTGGCTGTAGAAGCCAGATGGAAAACCATTCCAGGATTAAACACCTTTAAATTAGTACCTGAAAAATCATTTTTCCCCAATCTACTTAAAATTGGCGCCACTTGGGAAGAGCTTAAATCTAAAATATCGCCTCGCACATCGCCGGAGATCTTCACGGTGGCCCCGCCACTATAGTTACCATAGCTGAGGTCTAAAAGAGCGGCGCCATCGTTGTTACCTGGTGATATAAATTTGACATCTGATATTGATGTATAATCACCCCAAATTCTTGCGAAATGGATATATTTTGCCTGTTGCGATACGACGGCAAAACCTCCGATCCATACAAAGCTTCGATGGTTATTGCCTATATATATAGGGTACTCCACAGGATAATCCGTGTTTTGGTTTTGAGCCTCAAATTTATTATTTAATAGAAAGAAACCATAACATAGATCCTGCACGTTTATAGCACCTCGATAACAATGCTCAAAGTGGCAATTTGTGATTCTTATAGCATTACATGAATCTACCTTTCGTTTAAACACCATTGTCTGCGGTGCTGCGTCAGAAGGAGAAAAAGTTTTATCAACGCAAATTTCATGAAATTTGCACTCAAGAAAATCTCCATCCCATAAATCCTCGGCAACAACCGCCCTTCGGCCCAAGTTATAGAACCATATTCTTTGGACTTGGAAATCCCACCCGAAACCACCCAAGAATAGCGCATCTCTGGAGGATTGCGCAAAAGTCTGTGATGTGGGATTTAGTGGATAATTTCTTCCAGCGATACAAAAATCACGTAAATCGATGTCCTGCAATCGATATTGGCCGTTTACAGTTACCGAATCCCATAAAGCATTAGATACCCGCACTATGGGTGTATTAATTGAGGCGCCGGAGGCATTAGTAGGCTTTCCTATCAACCATGTATTAGAGCCATTACCAGTTACTTTCAATTGACTTGTTTGTAACCACCAAGTATCTCCAATATAAATATTTCCAGATGGTAGTTTAACTTCTGCGTTAAAAGTCTTTAATGCAAATGAAATACGATTCAACGCATCTGACGCGTCTGGAACTTCTACCAGTGGGCCCGCCCATTCTGCATTAATTCCCTTTCTCCAGTCTCTAATCCATCCCCCAGAACTATTCACCCTAAAAAACACCACTCCGTCGTCGCTATAACTTGAGTTATTAATCCAAGTTAGCTGCCCTCCAGTTGATGAACCGGCGCCAGACGCATATTCCTTAAGATTTATCTTTTGACCTGACGCGCCGATGATGGTCCGCAAAATAGCCACTGATGCTACAGACCCTATAATTTTTAAACCATCTGGTGCAGATAAATCTTGTCTCAACGTTGCATCACCAACACTTACCAGATGCGTAACATCGGTTGCCCATGACGTACTATTAACACCAGTTGTTGCATATGGTGGGTTGGTAGCCGCATTCAAACGCCAGAACTCATTCTGATAACGAATAATCTGGTTGCGAGCGGCAATTGTGTATGGACCATTTTCATAATCTCCTAAAAACTGATAACCAGAGTTTAAGAGGAATTGCTGAAAATCAGATTCCTGCTGATTTAATTGAGAAAGCCAGTCATCAGCCTGCTGAGTCATCTGACTTTGAAACTGGGTATTCCTGCCGGTATTCGTCATCCGCTGCACGCTGAATCGGTCGGTGTAGTAATCAGCGCTTCCGTTAACCTCTTCATCAATCTTTCCGGCGTTAAACTTCAGGTCGCGCGGGTCTTCAGAAGGAATTGGCTTGTTAGTTGGGGTAGTAGCCATCGGCTGAGATCTCCGTAATCATTAATTGCCCTATTGTATCATGCAACAGGGTTGGTGTAGGCATACATGGCGTCATTGTACTCAGTTACGGTGAGAGAGACAGTGCCATCTGTGCCTGGAGTTTTCTGTCTGACTGTCCATAACGTTGAGTCAAGCTCAACCTCTGTTGAGATGGCATATCTTGATTCTGACTGAACATTAACACCGTCAAAAATGTTTAACTCGAAATCAGATGGCAATGCGCACTCGAATGTATTCAATCCAGTAACGGTACAAGCCAGGCGTTCTGACACATTCCCATTAGCGCCGGTAATGACCACAAACAGACCGCTTCCTGCCGTGAGCTGTTCACTGGTGGTAAATACGTTTCCAGACCTTGAACGGATAACCCCAGTCTGCTGCACTGAATCATAAATGTCGACAACGGAGATCATATCGCCAACGTTTACCCATTCTCCATCAGCAAGCGCCTTTATCTCCATTCCGCGCCGCGAGTACATCAGCCGATTACATTCAAGCATGGCCCTGTCTGTTGCCTGATACAGGTTTCGAACATATAGCATGTCGAATTTTTTCGGCTTAGTTGGCTCTCCCGGTTCGATACCAGATGCCCCAACTTTATAATAAACGTAAGCCTGTTTGTTGGTACTTGGGTCGCGGTACTGAACACTTACGCCATCATATGACCCCGGCAAAGTCATGTCATAAGACATTTTATAGCTATCAGCTTTCGTATTTCTGGTATTGAACACGGTTTCAGGAGTTGATTTTTGCTCATCTCTTGAAAAAGATAAAACTCCATCATCCCAAAAAACCGTTACGCGAGCTGCATCACAGATGGTCTGAATTCGTTCACCGATCGATTTATCCTCATCGTCAAATGTGTAATCAAAATACCCAAGGCGCTCATCAGGCAGCGCATCAGCTATTTCGTAGAGCCTGCCTATGTCAATGGTGCTTTCAGGCTGACCAGCAGTAATAAGCCAGTTATGCAGCACTGAATCTGCAAAACTTCTTGATGGAGTTAACGTGTAGTCGACTGTCCCGGTTGTTCTGTTGTATCCAATAGTCCAGCGGGTGATCAGCGCATTATATTTGCGCTCAGATACTGATGTGGGCTGAAGCGTGGCCTTCACCGTAACCTTAACAAGGGTGTCATCAGGATAAACCACATTCTCGCGGATGTTGATAGCATGCGCCGCCTGCAAAGTTACGCGGTTGCCAGAGTTTGAATTGTTTGTCCTTTCAATGCTGATAGCATACTTAGCCAGTCCATAAGCAGGAGTTAACTTATACGTGCGATAATAGGTTTTGGTTGTCTGATTGAATGGGTTGTCAATACTGTCTGCAAGCTGCTCCTCAGTTCCTGGAATGGCATCCCCATTATCATCAACCGCCCATACTTTGATCAGGTAATCAGCCGTGCCACTGGTAGGCCCAAGCTCCGATTGAACGTGAACCCATACCTGCGTAGACTCCACGGCTCCAACATATGGGCCAACAACAAGCGCCTCATTATCCACAATCTGGAAATAAGTATTGTTGATGGTTGCGCCCGTCAGGTTGCCAAGATTTGCGCCAGTCAGGTTATTGAAGGTGAAATTATAGAAATACTGAATATCAGGAATGATGCCTGTCTCAGTTTCCTCAGCTGAAATGATGTTGCCACTAAGCTGGATATTTTCAGTAACTGGCCCGGATGTCGAGTTGTAGGTAATATTTATTGTTAATGATACGGAGTGAGGCAAAGACAGCCCCATAAAGTAATCGAAATCAGTGTTTTTTGGTATGACCATTAACAGCTGACCGCCAGCATAATCGCCACTGGTAACAGATGTCGTGGTCGCTGTCTCTATCGGGGTATCTTCTGACTCGTTAAGCCCAGGAACCTCCTGACCATCAAGCCCGTCGAACTGGTAAGGCTCAATGATTTGTCCAATCACGTCACCAGGATTGTAAATGACATGAGTGGCGCCGGGCAGGGAGCCAAGGTTAGTTTCCGCATAGCGAACCGATGAAATGGTGTATTTCCCAAGTCCAAAATTCATGAACTCAGTTACGTACTTCAGATCGTCAATGTATTCAAAAAGAGATTCCTGGATCAGGTCAGGGAATGCCCTTATTTGACCGAAGTTGTCAGGTCTTGCCTCTCCATTTCGCGCAATATTGGTTTGCGATTTCAGGCTGTTGTTGGGTGATTCAACCGTCGCGCCAGTGCTGGTTGATGGCGTTGATGCTTTTGGCAGTAGAAAAGAAAGAACCTTAGTTACAGGCTTGAGTATCGTGCTGATAAGGTCGCCAATGGCGCCGCGAGGCTGGCAGTAAATGTTAACAATATCGTTTTGTTTTAACGATATCGATAATTCATCATCAGGTCCAAAAATGCGGCCATTCAACGCAATCCTGATGTCAGATGGAAGGCCGGAATTCTCCAGCCATCTCCACAGATTAGTGCCAGCAGGAACATTACCCGTCTCTTTTGGAACTCCTGGCATCTTCTGAATGTGAATAACCGGCATAAGTCAGGAACCTTAATTTTGTTGATAATTTTTCGAGTGTTTTAAGGCGGTCTGTCTTGACTGCCGTTTTCTCTCGCGCATGCAGTATTTTATCACGACCCCACCATAGCGCGACATGTACCGGATGACTCCCACGATAGGCAACCACCACATCGCCAATTTTTGGATGATCGGTGTCTTTCCAGAATGAAACTTCTCCATTGAAACAAGTGACAAAATCCCCGCCATTTGAATATGAATCATCATGATGAACATTGACATTCATACAAATACGATAGAACAGCACTACCAGACCCCAGCAGTCAACTGCATCAACGTGACAGCATCTGTCAACGTATGGCTTGCCGGCCATCATACATTCAAAATCGTCAAACGGTACGCAATCCGGGGAATTCTGTGATGTCATAAAGTTTTGCCACGTTACCATTGATTGGGTTTTTTATAGATATGGAGACAGTTACATCAGACTGATCAAGCGTCACATCGTTAACATAAAGCGTATATGGTTTTAATGGTGTATCTTTGTCAGTCTCGTCAAAACGCTGATATAACGCAGTGATAGGCTCAATGCGTCCAGAGCCTGACCATAACTTTAAATATTGTTTAAAGTCATTAGCCAGTCGCGCAAACTTCAGCGTGGCATTTATTACCGGCGTGTTCGATTGCTGGCTTCTGGTTACATCCATACGCACTGGCTGGTAAGTCTGACCACCAAGCACAACATCAGAAAACTCATTGCCAACTAGCCTGACATAACCAAATGAAGAATGATAAAAGGTTATGGTGTCATACAGCTTCCAGTTTGGCCTTTTTGACTGGTATTCACGCAATGTTGGCATTATGGATACTCCGGCAAATCCCTGTTAACGACTTCATCAAGCCATGAATACCATCTCTCATCAAGCTCAACAAGCACATCATCAAACTCATCCATGGAGTTATTGAGGGTTTTACAGATGACATTTCCAGTCCATGTGACGATGCCGCCATTAATGCTTGTCTGCACGGGGTAATCAGTAAAGTGCAAAGTCTGATTCTGTAATCCGCTGCCACCAAGATCGATATCCATCGTGAACCATTCATTGCACTTGTTGAGATAATTTGGGCTTCTCAACCACTGCATAAATGCCCGCTCCTGCCTGAGCGTGAAAACCCATGTCAAACTCCATGTTACTGCAACATCGGTCGTTAGCTTTTGAAATATTGGCGCCCCAACCGCAGGCTGATCGCTGCGGAATGGGGTTTGAGTCGTCATATTCTTGCTGGCACGCTGCGCAAGCGGTAGCCACGATGGGTAAGGAATAGCCATAGCACTCTCCATTTTGTATTGTTGTATTTTAGCACGTTGATGGTACAATCACAGTGCAGCTAGTCCGGCCAGACGAAAAGATGAACGTAGACATCCTGCTGCACCCTCACTCTACGAACCTGCTACGAGGTTGTGTATGCCAGCAAAGATTACCATTGAAGAATTCATTTCTAGAGCCAAAGATGTTCACGGCAACAATTATGACTACAATCTTGTAAAATTTAACAAAATTCATGACAAAATATCTATAACATGCCGATACCATGGTGAGTTTATGCAAAGGGCTTATAGTCACCTTGCTGGCTTTGGCTGTTCCATGTGTTCAGGAAAGAAGAAAATGAACTCCTCTGGATTTATCAGCAAGGCAATTTCTATCCATGGGGATAAATATGGTTATAAGAATGTTAAATATAAAAATAACCACACACCTGTGACAATAACATGCATGAAGCATGGTGATTTCAAGCAGACTCCATCTGCGCACACATCTGGACAAGGATGCCCATCTTGCGCAGTTAGGGGGTTTGATAGAAACAGAGTTTCTTTTGTGTACTTCTTGATGGGAGAAGGCTCGATAAAAGTTGGCGTTACAAAGGATATAAAAAATAGGGTCAGGCACTTGAAGGTAGTTACTCCATTTGATTTCGATCTCATACATAAAATAAAAACAGATGGAGTTAAGGCTCGTAAAATTGAAAATTATTATCATAATAAATACGAATCCAGTGGTTTTAAAGGCTTTAACGGCGCAACGGAGTGGCTTAAATATTCACCAGAACTTATGAATGAGATAATGAAAGAAGCCCCGTAAGGGGCTTTTTTTACTCTGTAGCTCTTCTGTTGGTGCTGTAATTCCTTGAAATTGCCTGCCCAACAGCGCCTCCATTGTCTATATCTGCGACGATTGTTTCAATTGTAATCGAGCCATCCCCATTGTCTCTCGCACTGGTAGTTGCTGTTGCTCCACTTGAATTATTATAAACATTGTTATTTATAATTAAGCCACCACCAGAAGAACCGCCGGTAAGGTCTTTGTTGCTTATAACCTTTCCATTGTCGCCAGGTATCATGTACTGATTGCCATTGCTGGCCTGGAAGATTTCAGGTAGGTTGTTCTCGCCGACCTGATACATTGATCCAGCCTGCGCAGGGCCGCCATTCTTTAATGCACCGGCAACAGACATTGCTTTAGCTACACCAACGGTGGAAACAATGCCAGCCTGTGCAGGGATTGCGTTCGCACCAGCTGTAGCAAGCGAGGTCATTGCTGCCGCTGGTGCCATTGCCGCTGCGATTAGCTGGGCCTGAGCCGCCGCCATTCCTGCGGCTGCGGTCATACCAACCTGCCCCATAATCACCGATTTAAGCCACTCCACACCCATCTGAACGAAAGAGTTAATAACCGCATTTAACACATTGCTCCCTATTGACTGTAGCGCCTCACTAACAGACATTGAGCCAGTCAGAACGCCAGTTAAGGCATTGCTTGCGGTTTGCCCAAAAGCATCAAATGCAGCAGCAGCCGCTTGCGTAGCCGCATTTTGCTGACTCCACTCCTGCCACATGGCATCAAGGCGCTGCTGGCGGTATTGTTCCTCAATAGCTGCTCTGGCCTGCTCAACCTCCGCTATCTTTTGCGGGTAAGCTACTGCGTAAGCATTGAGCGCTGCTAAATCTTTCTGATAATTTGTTTCAACAGCAAACATTGGGGATGTCTGCGATTTTAATGCAGCAAATCCTTTTACAGCTTCGGCTCTTTTTTTCTCCGCCTCTGCCTGAGCCTTGAGCGCGTTAGCATTATCCCATGCCTTAGCAGCATATTGCCCGGCAAGGTTAATTTGCTCCTGAGTGGCTCCCTTGCCAAGTGATTGCTGAGCAGCCAGTATTGACTGTTCGCGGTTAAGCTCTCTTGTACTTTCAGCGGTAAGCAGTGACTTCTGGCGAAGCTGCTCAAGTTTATTGGCGATATTCTCCTGCTCTGTGGCTGCTTTTTTCGCCGCTGATTGCGCAGCACTTTGCGCGCTACGCTCATCTTTCAGGGCTTGTGCATTTTTCTCCTGTTGCTGATAGGTTTGCAGTCGAACATTGTAATAGTCACGGAATGCCTGAGTCCCGGCTTTTAGCCCCTGATTCTCAGCATCACGCCATGCGAGAGCCTTCTGTTTCTCTACGCCAGTCTGTCGCTCAATGAAAAGGGTCTGCTTAGCCTGCTGCAACGCTTTATCCTGAGAGTCAGTTAACTCATCAGTCATTTGTTTTAAAACTTTCAGGCGCTGTGTTGCGTCAGCCGTACTAGTTACAATAGCCAGTAGACTTTTGGCATACTCTCGTGCCGTTGCCGCTCCGCTGGATGTTCCTTCGCTGACTTTTTGTAACGTGATAATCAGCGCCTTTAGCTTCTCATCAGATGGGTTTTTTGCAATATCAGAAAGCTGTTTTGCAAATTCGAAAGCCTGCTGGTCTGAGAGCTGGAATTTACCAGCTAACGCGCCTACCGTGGCAATCATGCCATTCATTGACGTCTGACCTGCCTGGCCTGCTGCTGATGCTTGTTTAATGGCTTCAGTCCAGCTATTCGTTGTGATATTAAGCTGTGACATGTAATCATTGAACAGCTTCACGCTGGCATAGCCGCCGCCAAGTGATGAGACAAGTGAATCACCAAAGCCGATAAAGTCACTTGATGCCTTTGTGATTTCCGCTGAAACTTTAGACAGGGCCGCCTGCAACTCAAGCTGCGCCTGTTGTCGCATCAGGGTAGCTACCGCTGAGTTAGCTTTTGCAAGCTGGGAAAATTTGTCGGTATAGACAGCGACACCAGAAGATGAAACCGACACAACGCTATCCATGGTCGCTATTGCTTCTTTTAGTGAATCAACGGCGTTTTTACCATTGCCGAGTGACGCTATCAGTGACCCGGCAATAACTGTTGCGATGGTAAGCACTGCGCCTGCCACGGGGCTAAATACAGAAGCCAGCTGCGAACCTTGCTGACTAAATGCCACAAGCGCAGACTGCCCTCCCTGAACCTGAACGATAAAGTCCTGTATCTGATAGCCGCCCTGCTGCATTATATTTTTAAAGTTACCGGTGGACTTCCCGGCGGCCTCCGTGCCGTTTTTCATGTCATACAGGCGACCAGTAAGCTCAGCTATTTTTGCTTTCTGCGCGTCGGTGGCACTATCTCCTGCACGAAGCTGTGCGGCCAGTATAGCCGCACTTCTTGCACCTTTTTCCGCTTGTTCGTCGAGGATTGCGATCTGGTTTCCAAGACCCTCAATCATCCTGTCAATGCCAGAGATTGAGCCGCCTGTTTCAGTTGACTGAGCGCCAAGCGCGCGAATTGCCTGAGTAACCTGATTGACTGAGTTTTGAAGTGCAAGGCCAGTTGCGTTTGCTGACACCTGCGCCTGCTGCATCTGCGCGAGCTGTTGGTTTAGTGCTGCAATAACCTGCTCTGCACCAGTAGCGCTGGAGGTTGTCGCCTCTACTGAGCTGGCTGCCGTTTTTGATGACGAAGCCATATCCTTTAGGGTTGCATCAATGGAGCTTACGATTTTTGCCAGCGCTGAAAGCTCTTTGCCAGATGATGATGCCGCACCATCAAGTTTATCTATGCTTTTTGATGAGTTCTGCGCTGACTTGTCGATACTGTCAAGTGCATCCTCTGCCTGTTTAGCACCAGCAGTGAGGCCTGAAACCTCCATGCCAACCTCATAGACAATGCCGCCAACTTCTTCTGCCATTATTTTTCTCCTTTGCTTTTAGCGGCCTTTCTGGCGGCTTTCTCTTTCAGTTTCTGTTTATTCAGCTTGGCCCGCTCATAGGACGCATCATACTGCTCGCGCGTCATGCCTTCCGGTTCCGGGTATTTTGATTTTATCATCTGCTGATACTCGGTCATGGTCAGGTCTTCAGCTTCCTCGCGGGTAATTCCGAAATGAGTGCGGGCTGAGATGATGTAATCCGACATTCTCAACTCACTGGTTGTGCGCTTTTGATTTTCCGAGCGTTGAGGAACCTTGAGCGGAGACTTGCCAATGATACCGTGCTCCATCAGGTTTCGAGCAATAATAATAATGTCATTTACTGGCATTCTTCCGGTAACGTATTTCACACCGCGCGGAGTTGGCTTCCATGACCCAATGAGCACAGAAATATCATCATCGCAACAGGACTGCATGATGAGACAGGCGGCGCTAAGCACTTTCTTACCATAGGCAGGGCGTGACAGGATTTTTGCTACCTGAATCTGCGCGCCATATGGCATTGACTGAATAGCGCCAAGTATAGCCGCGTATTCATAGCCATTAAGCGTAGCATACAGCTCGACAATCTCTTTCGGCGAGCCAAGCTCATTCATCGCCGCAAATGATGGTTTGAAGAAAAAAGACTTATCAGCCAGGGAGATGCGCATCTCTCCGATTTCTGTTAGCGGTGTGCGTTGTCTCATGTCTAAATCCTGTTTTCATAATGACGTAATTATACCATTGACAGGGGGCGCAAGACTGACGTAGATTGAAAGCATAAGGTGATTGAGGGTTTGACATATGAATGAGACTGATGCTGATTTGAGATTTTACATCGACCTTTACATCGATCAGGGTTACACCTATGAAGAGGCTCGCGTAAAGGCGATTTTGTTGCTGGCTAAGATTGGCGTAGTGATGGAGGATAAGAGATGAGCACTGATTACAGCAAGATGAGTGATTTTGAGATTAATTTACGTGTTGCAGAGATTGTGGTCGACTATGAATGCATATCAAGACTCCCGTATACTGACATGGAGGTATATTGGGGAGATGGTGCAAATTGGCATGTTTTTAACCCATGCAATAACCCAGCAGATGCATGGCCGATTATTGATGATAACAAGATAAGCATTATATCACTCGATAACAAATGGATTGCTGCACCGGTTGATACAGTAATTGATGGCATCACCGGAGATTCTGAAGTTTGTTTTTATGCAAGCTCTGATGCCGTCTTTGATATAAATCCACTCCGCGCCGCCATGATTGCCTTCCTTATGATGCAGGAGTCAAAAAAATGCCAGTTAACAAAGACGACGAAGATGTGATATCTGCATATGCAGGTCAGCGCATCGACATAAACTATGCGATAGCAATTCACCTGAGACGATCTAAGTTTATTGCTAATCTGATTTTGTGGGGCATCAAGAACAAGACGAGGAAGGCGTGATGAGTGAGTGGATTAAGTGTAGTGAGCGGCTGCCAGAATCAAAAGATGATTTGGTGCTAGTTTATTCTGCAACTGGAGGTCAAATAAAGCCAAATGGATTCCCCATTGGTGGTTACGATGCTGTGCATATTCAGGATTACTTTGATGATATTACATGTGGCCTTGATAAGGATGGGAATCAGCTTTACACAAAATGGTATCTATCACAAGGAATAACTCACTGGATGCCATTTCCTGAGCTGCCAAAATTATAAACCCCCTTTCGGGGGTTTTCTTTATGCCGTAACGGTAACAACACACTTGGTGGAGTCAACGTAATCAGGACTGGTTGCCGAGTCCATCACGCGGCAGAAGTACGTACCGGAATCACCAGCGGCAGCAGTGGCCTTGGTGAACGTGTCGGTAGTAGCACCGCTGATCGGCGTGGTGCCTTTATACCATTGATAGGTATAAGGCTCGACACCGCCAGCTGCAACTACCGGGCCGAGCGTCAGAGTGGCGCCAGTAGCAACGCTTTTGGTTGCACTGATATCAGTGGTCAGCGTCAAATCTTCGATGCTCGACACGTCAACGGTAGAGCCATCATAAGGCTTGAATTCAACTGAGCCGGTAATGATGTCGTTGGTGCCGCCATCGTAGCTCAGCGCGGTGATGTTGCAGTAAGCTACCACGACGGTGTTACCAGTCGTTTGACGAACCCACAGCGACGGCTGGCGACGCGCTTTAACTTCTGTGACAAAGTATTTGATGAGGTTATGCACGCCATACTCATCAGCCTTGTCGGCCTTGCGAACTTCAAAATCACCGGAAATGGTGAGGTCTGCGGTAGTGACCAGCGTTGCGACAAAACCATCGCCATCATCAGCCTCTGAGGTAGTGGTGCTTGGGCTGAAGTCGACGCCTTTTGAGGTCATGGGAGCAAAAAACTTCCAATCTTCCTCTGCTGGCACAGCATCCCAGCAGCCATCAGCCAGCTCGATGAGCGACTGGCGACCTGTGATGATGCCGTTATCATTTGCACAAATAGCCATGTTTAGAATCCTCTGTGTTTAGCTAAACAATCGCATTATATCATGTTGACAGGTTTTGATTGGTGGTGTAGATTAAATGGCAGATAATTTTCGGTGCGACTTTGCGGGTTTTTAGAAACTGACCACAAAGATAAATGCAAACGAAGAAATGTATCTGGCAGTAGCCTAACGGCTAAACACCAGCAAGGTCTTCCGACTCCTTGTCAATGAATTCGGCGCACTGGCCCGGTGTGATTAATAATGGGCACACAACAGGTAAGAGCATTGCAGGTTTACATGGTGGACTTGATTGCCACGGAGTACGAAGCAAAGTGCAGTGCTCTTTCCGTTGTGGTGAATGCGTAGGCTGATACGTTAGAGACGGCACCCCTTGATGAGGACAGCGCTATCTCTGGAGAATAGTCTTGGGTACGTGTAATGCCAGAGAAAGCCGGAGATCAGCACCGGCCACCACAACACAAAAAAGGAAATGGGCTGATCACCCTAAAGTCGTCGAACTGATATCCTCTGAACTGCAATGCTAAGTAACCTATCTTGGATATGTTATTCTGGCACCAGCTTCACGATTGAAGCGGCGCACATACGGATAGTTGGCTGAGAGGCCGAAAGCAGTCGGTTGCTAACCGATAAACCGGAAACGGTTCACAGGTTCGAATCCTGTACTATCCGCCACATTCAGCACCATTAGCTCATCAGGATAGAGCAATTGCCTTCTAAGCAATCGGTAACTGGTTCGAATCCAGTATGGTGCACCAAATTCCCGTTTAGCTTAACTGGTTAAAGCACCCGACTCATAATCTGATGATTACAGGTTCGAATCCTGTCGCGGGAACCATCTTCGGTGAGCGCAATGATACAAATCCAAAAAAATCCACGATGATTACTGGCGCATAGCTGACCAAAATAACAGCAGGGTTGCTGGTATATCAAAGGTCGGGAAGTGGTATATTGTTGCAAATTCTGCCGGGAGATATGATGCCAGATTCGAATCTCTTGGCGATGCCATTGATTATTTATTATGTAGTAATGACTATTAAAAGCCGCGCATCAGCGGCCTTTTTTATTCACCAAAAACAACCCTCAGCAACAATTCATAAACCGGCCTTTTCTCTGTCGTAAGCGTAGGGCGACCAAGCGGCGCCTGCAACTGAATCATGCCAATACAACTATCAACTGGATGGTCCTTGATGTATGTGATGACATCAAGCGCTTTTGCCTTTGTCTCTTCGATGTTGTACTGACCATGCTGGCCGACAACATAGAGCGAAAAATAGTAATCTCCGCCTAGTCCTTTGCTTACGCTCGTACCGCCATTGGATTGCAGCACCATAAACCGGTCTGTGCCAACTTCGGTATCATTCCAGAACTCAAGCTGAGAAGTCCACCCATCATAAAGACCGGCATCGCTAAGGTACTGGTCAACAAGCTCAAGCATATCTCTCATTTTAGCGTCATCTCTTTTTTAATTACCTGATCGACAAGCTCGCGTGTGTTTTCGCCAGCCTTGAGAAGGAATTTAGGCTCGCCGCTAGGGTCCCAATAGTTTCCCTGTAACGAACCTCCACCAAACTCCCTGACCTGCTGCGGCCCGAATTCAGAGCGGTTACTTGTCTTGCCAAAGTGGGCGCGAGGCTGTCCCTTTAGCGTACCTGGCGCATTGTGCACGTACAGGGCGTATTTTGCTGTATACCCTATCTTCCCGGTTATACGGGTTCCATTCACCTCAACAGTGTCATATTGACTGTTTATGAGGTTGGATGTATCAACAGGCGTCATGCTGGCCGCCTCAGTGCGGATAATAAAGTTGGCGCTCTTTATAGCCCGCACAGCCTTCTCGCCAGTAATCTCGCCGACTATCTGCTGAGTGCGCTTAATCGCCTGCTGGATACCTCGCATTTTGGCAGCCATACATTACCCCGTTACCAGCGCAAAATCAGGCAGGTCGTTGCGGTCCAGCGTATTGCCGTAATTCACGACGTTTCTAATCTGGTCAGCTCCAGCGGCCAGAGGGTCAGCACTGGTAATGGTGCCAAGCATGATGAAGTCGCCAACAGACGCATTCTGGTATTCCGTCCAGAATGTGTTTTTCTGTGCAATCTCATTGCCTGCCGTGCCAGTGGTCAGATTCTTATCGAAGCCATAATCACACATGATGGACTCTGGAGCGGCAAATGTTGGTTTGCCATACTTATCCTTGCCAGTAAGCCGCCAGATTGTGCATGGCTGCGTATAGCTCCATCTCGCTATTGCTGACATGGCGCGGCCTCAAGAGTATAAATCCAGCGCGGAACAGGAAGGCGCAGCAATACCAGAATAACCAGCAGCGGCATGCACCATTTACGGATTGCGATATTTACAGTTAATGTTGACCTTTTCATCTGCACTTACTCCCGGTGACAACCCGAAACCACGGCTTTGCTGCCCCATCAGGCTCTTCCACAAGGTCGCCTGTGCAGTCTGCCGTATCGAGTAGTTTCATCTGATTGTAAAGGGCCATCCACGGCTTGCTGCCATAGCCAAATGACTGCGATGCACCAGATGGCGCCCGGTGGCTGGTGATGTATCTCCCAGCTGTATTTGAGGCGATCAGGATAGATGCCCATAGCAGAATTGCATCCTGCCTGCATGTATCTTCAGGGTAATTAAGCTCAAGACACTCTGTGATGCTCTCTACCAGACACAGGATTCCCGTTGCGTCTGCCGTGGTGATAGTTACGCCTCTTGACGCCATGGCGGCGACGAGTTCACTTGCTGTCGGTGCTGCCATTCTTTTTGCTCTCCCGAATCTTCCACCACATCTCAAAAAGGTTTTTTGCCACCAGTGACAACGCGCCAAGTATAGAGGCTACCGCTGCCCACTCGGTAATCGAATGGGGGATCATTGAGGCAATGTATGATTGTGCGACCGGCGTCTGCTCTGCCACCTTCAGGCCAAGACCCGTGCCGATGGATGTATAACCGGCTTTGTCGATTACCTGGCCGACAGTGCCACTAATTATCTGGTTTGCGGCGTGCTGAAGCGCGTCTCTCATTAATTATTCTCCGAATGATGAACTTCCAGCATCTGTACACCTGAACCAGCGAAAACGCTATGACGATAACGCCGATTGCTATATCCAATTTCGCCGCCTTACGTTTTTCAGGACGGAACAGCGCGGGGTGAGTGTTGTTGGTTTAATTTTATCATAAAGTGTTGACGTAGATTGAGGGTGTGGCTATAGTGATGACGTAGAAACAACAATAAATGTTAGAGGTGATGAAGATGAATGAGTTCAAAGGTACGCCGGGGCCGTGGAAAGTAGAAGATAACGGTTATTTTTATGACATTAACGCGGTACGCGGAACTGTTGGGAATGTTTGCTCATCAATAAGTTGGTTTGATAATGATGAGCATCGCGGTCCGGTGGCAATAGCAAATGCGCAACTCATTGCCGCCGCACCGGAATTGCTGGAAGCACTTCAATTATTAATGGCTGAGCAAACAGGTGGTAATAAGTCATGCGGCCATAATGGTTTTACATGCATGTGCTCATATAACAAAGCGCGTGCCGCCATCTCCAAAGCACTCGGAGAAGCACAATGATCCGCCACGAAATCCGCAAAGAAGACCTGAAGGCGTGGGGTAAGTTCAAAATCAAGCTGGCGTTAATCGTTATCGGATTCTCCATTGCCAGCGCAATCTGTTTATCAAAGTGAGGAAAAGATGACATCTCTCGGAAAAATTTACTCAGACAAAGAAACTCGCGGCGGAATCGTGGTCAACAAAGGTTATCAGGTCCCTGTCGACCAGCTTTATCTTGAGCCGGGGTATAACATCCGTGAAGCCGATGAGCAGCACGTTGAATACTTCGCGCAGTGCTGGGAATCAGGCCAGCCAATCCCGGCGTTAACTGTTATTCCTGATGCTGACGGAAAGCGCATCAAGATTCTTGACGGCCAGCATCGTTACCTTGGCGCATTGCGTGCCATTGAGCGCGGCGTACCAATTGCGCGCATTGAGTGCAAAGACTTCACCGGCGATGAAGCGGATAAAATCGCCTTCATGGTGTCATCCAGTCAGGGTAAGCAACTCGACCCGCTTGAGCGTGCAAAGGCTTATGTGCGCCTGAAAGGGTTCGGATGGACGAATGAAGAAATCGCCAAGAAGGTCGGTCGCTCGGTTTCTGATGTGCAGATGCACCTGTCACTTGGTGACGTGCCTGATGCCATCAAGCAGCGCATCAATGCAGGGCAAATAAGCTATGCCAACGCCGTTGCAGTGGCGCGCGAGCATGGCGATGATGCCGTTAACGTTATTGATGCTGCCGTTGAGGAAGCGAAGGCACAGGGTAAAGACAAGGTGACGGCGAAAACGCTCAAGGCCAAAAAAGTTAAGCCTATTGACCGCCTCATTCAGTTGCTGAAAGAAGCAGATCATATGGTTGTCGCTGAGGGTCATGTCGCACAAGAAACAGAAGAATTTTTGCGCCTTCCTTCTGCGGAGTTGAATGAAGTGCTGGCGATTCTGGAGAAGCTTTGATGATTACAATTGGCACTGCTGCAAAAAACATAAAAGAAGGCGATCACATCCTAATGCGAGACGGCGTAGCTCGCCAGGTTGAGAAAATTCACTATCAGGAGGACATAATCGCATTTGAAATGAAGCGTTACGAAGAAAAAACAAGGCATTTCTTATTTTATGATGAATGCGCAAACGTGGTGGAGAGTTGGTAATGAACCCCGAACAATTCATAGAGAAAAACCTGCGCGAAAAACTGCCAGGTATCGACAACGCGGCCATAGAGGCCGCAATTACCCACTACAGGCGCAACCAGAGTGAAAAGAAAGGCAAGATTTTCGATGAATGCCTGAAGATTGCAAAACAACACATGGTGAAGGTGAAGAAATGAAATTAAAAGTCAGCAAGTTGCTTCTTGAAGGTGCTTTGATATTTCAGGCCAAACAGGATGTGCGTTACTACCTGAATGGCATTTGCTTTATGCCTGATGGTCGCGTTGCCGCTACTGACGGTCATCGCGCCATAATTGCCAGTAAGCACGAAAACAAAATAAAAAGTAACGTCATCGTATCGGTAAGCAAGTCGCCGACAAAAAATTACTCTTATGCAGTGATTGATACCAGGGCAAAGATTGTCACTTATCATAACAATTTTGATGTGCTGGTTGGCGCAGGTATTTGCTCTGAGGTTGATGGCAAGTTCCCTGATATTGATCGCGTCATCCCGAAGCAGACTGCGCCAGCAGAACAGATTGGCTTTAATGCCAAATATCTGGCAGATGTTGAGAAGCTGGCGAAGCTGTTTAACCCGAAATATGAAAGCGTGCGCTTTGAGCTGAGCGGCAACATCAACGCCGCCGTCGCAAACATCAGTGCACCCACTGGCGAGACTGCCAAAGTTATTGTTATGCCAATGAGGATTTAGTTATGAGCATTAAAGAAACAACAAAAAAAG